AGTTATAGGATCATTCATTTGATCTTTAATTTTATCAATTGTTGTTTTCCAACCAGCATTTAAACTAACAAATATATTGTTGGCTTGTGTAAAAAATTTAACATACTCGTCTGGTGTCAGAAATGTTACTCTAGCAGGCTTAAAATCGTGTGCCCACTCATACATAAATTTTAAATACAACAAATTATTTCTATAGAGGGTAATTCTATTACAATCTCCTCCAACCTGAGTTTGTAGTTGAGTTTGTTGTTGAGTTTGTTGTTGAGGTGGTGGATTATCACCTACATACTCGTTTATTAATGCGACTGCCTTTAGGTTTTTATCTTTATTAACAAAAGGATATTCTGGGTTGTTTTTAAATAAATCAAAATACTGAATAACAAACAAATCGAAATCATCAGCATCTTGTTCTTCGGACACATCTGAATTTGTCATCTCAACTGCTGCGTCTTGTTCTTTGGGCACATCCGAATCTGTTATCTCAACTGCCGCGTCTTGTTCTATGTTCTTTGCCCGTATATATATATTAATGTAATTAAATAATGTGTTTACTGATATTGTTTTGGTGCTGATACTATTATACATATATTGCGTTATAAAATGTTGTAACTGTGAGCACACTTGCGTTGAGTCTAAAACTTGCGTTGAGTCTAAATCTTCAGATGTATCCATTTTATCTGAATATGAATCCAATTCCGCCAATTCCGAATCCGGCAATTCCAACCCAGACGACGCGTTATCTTGCAACGTAATCAAAATTACATTATCTATAAACTCATTTATATTATACGTATATTTGTTAGCAAATAATCGAAACGGTTGATTATTATTAACATTAGCATTCCAATTGGCATACTGCAAATTGTCAATCCACCCATTAAGTGTATTAAATGGCAACAAATCAGAAATATTAAATGGGTTTATTGTTATTGCTTCCATACTTATATGTTCGCTTTGCGTTAGAGGCGATAAAACCTCAACTAATTTACGCGTTACTTTATTTAAATTTTGGTTTACATCATCAATTGATAAAAACTGTCCCACGTTATTAGCATATAGTTGCGATATATCAATATTGTTATTGTTATCTTGATTTGCTGGGGGTTTGGAGTCTAAACCTCTGGCTTCGGCTAAGGTTTGCACTCTGGCTTGCTTTTGCCCGAGTAGTTGTGGTTGTTTGTTGCGCACTTTCCCAACCGTGTTATTCTTTAAAGTTGTTCTTTTGTTCAAATTCTCAACCATGTTATTCTTTAAACTTTTTTTTGGGGATGCAAATCGTTTAAAACTTGCGTCGATTTGCGATGTTCTGTCGTTACTCATAATTATATATACTATATATATAATTATATATAAATTACACGAAATTTATATATTATTTATGCCACCGCAATGCTGACTTCATTATCTTTATAATACCCTTTATCAACTAATGCCTGCGTGTATCCCGAACCGCCCCAATTTGGGTCCATTGCGTTATCACTATATAACATATTTGCTTCTGAATTTTTAATCATATCTAAAGGTGTAATTGCCCCCACGTAATAAGAACTTTGGTCAAAAGCAGGGTATCCTCCTTTATTATATGGGGCATCTGCTCTAGTAGCATCGACCAAATCTGTAAATTTTAACGGTAAAGAAACAGGAGTTGTTGGTGGGAGTCCTCCTTGTAATTCAGTAACGCCAGGTCTAACTTTATAAACTCGTTCGCCCTGTGCGTCATACGAGTTTTGAACATAAAGCACTGGGCAACGAATTCCTGCACCACGTTGCCATTCTAAAAATTCGGTATACTCTTCTAAATTATTAAATTCAATCGGGTTTACACCTGGGACCTGTGCGATATTTGAATTATATAAATAATATTTTGGACCTTTTTGAATTAACAGATTAGGACATCTTAATTCGCCATCAATGGTTGTTAAACCTTCAAGCATTTTAGGATTTTGTGTGTATTTTATATAAAAATATAAACCACCTAAAAATACTACTATAATAAATAGAATCTTTAATGTTAACATATATAATATACACATTTAAAAAGTATAAAATTTTGTAATATTTTTTTAACTGTATATTATATAATGCATATTTTACACATTGAAACTGAAAAAGATATTGATAAAGTTGATACAGTTTATAAATTTATTAAAGACGGGAAAAATGTGTTTATACTTATTTATATGGTTGGTTGTGAACCATGTAGGCTTACTAAACCTGAATGGGAACAGATTGGGAATGCGTTAAAAGAACAACAGTCAAAAAATAATAATTTAGTTATAGTAGATATAAATAAAGATTATATTGGTTCCATTAAAAATGTGGTAGGACCAATTGACGGATTTCCAACAATAAAATATATTGGTAATTCTGGAAACATAATAGAAAATTATGAAAATAGTTCTATAAATAAAAAAGATAGAAATGTAGATTGTTTTATTAACTGGATTGAATCAAAATTAAATAATGTAGTTTCTACTAGTTCACCCAATGATATGTACAACAGAATTTCTACAAATGTAAATAAAAATAACAATAATGAAAATGAAAATGAAACTGATTTACAAGGCAAAAAACATTCTAGAAATAAAACACATTCTAGAAATAAAAAACATTCTAGAAATAAAAAACATTCTAGAAATAAAAAACATTCTAGAGGCAAAAGAGGTAAAAAATAAAATACTATTATAATAAAATAAAAAATACTATTATAATATAATGGGAAAATATGAATTATTAGCAGCGTCTTCACTGATGTTTAATGTGGTTGCCTTTGCGTCATTAATTGTAAATATACATAACACAAAAGACACTTCTAGTTTTAATTGGGGTTATCTATTTGGCAATGTAGTTGCACAAATACTATTAATTATTTATGGAATAGCAAATCACTCTTATGGAATTTACATTCCAACTACATTTCTTATTTTTGGATTGTCTTATATAGTTTATATAAAATTATCATATCCAGGTCTGTCTATTCCGCATTAGTTTACTACTTATTTTTCTATTTGAATTGCCTTGGTAACATTGCTAATAATTTTTCCAATGTTTTTGTTAGTTTCGTCGTGTGTTGAACCAGACATAGCATTACTAACAATGTTTAAATACACATTGTTTTTCTTGGAATCACTATCGGTACAATCTGGATTTTTAAGTTTCCATTCACTAATCTTTTTTATATTTTCGTTGGCAATTATTTTAATGGCTCTGGTTAACAAGGGCTTCTCTGTATCCTCTTTTGACCATTCATCGTTATCTTTAATATAGATGATTTCTCGTTTCACATCACTACAATGAACAGGTCTTCTATATTGTTCCATATTATTCAAGTTCTGTATAACAATTTTACTAATGCCTTCTACATACCCAACTCTTCCAGTTGTTTCCAAATCTGTTAGTTGTAACTGAATAGAACTAACAAAATCATCAATATTTAAAGCATCTTTACAAGTTTCATTTAAAAAGAATTGTAAATTAAATGTTTTGTTATGAGAATTTGTTTGTATATTATTGATATTATTATTTGTAATCGTTTTTTCCTTTGAGAATTCTATTAACGATTTTTGAAGTTCTGCATTCTGTTGCAACAAATTGATGATTAGTTGCTTGTCTGTTATATCTATTGTATCATTTACTATTACACCACATTTTTTTTGTGTTTCCATAATCCAACACGTGATTTATATTCTTTACAACATTTGTCACACTTTAAACTAATTTTGGTTGCGCATTCTGTTACTCCAATGTTACCTAATGATAACCTTTTATGTTTAGCAGTTAATGTATGTTTTATATAATCTTTTTTATTATGTGGATTGATGTTACAATATTCGCACGAATATGTTTGGGATAAATTTGTTTCCATATCCTAATATATGTTATTAACATAAAATCCCTAAATCCTTTTTATAATAAGACAATTGTTGTTACCTGATGTTAACAAATGTTTCCAATTTGTATAGTGGAGCCATTAGATTATTTGTATAAACTTTTTCGATATGTTATATGATGATGTTTGTTACTGCGGGATAAACTAGGACAAAATGGGAAATTTGTGTGTTAACACAAAAATCCTAATTTATATTTTTTGAAAAATGATTAAAATATTAGCATCAGAATAATTTATAACATTATTAATTTTTAAGAGCATTATGGTCTAAATCCATTTTTAACAAATAAAATTCAAATCTTTATTTAGGTTTCTCATTTTGGACATTTATAAATGTCCATTTTCGAAAAGTCAATTTCAGGATTGGAAAGAAAAGTTCAATTTTATATATTTGAATAATTATAAAATTGAATTAGAAATAACTGAATAAAATATAACAACCTTAATAATGGAATACATATTTAAATTATTCGAATTCAATATTTATAATGACAAGTGTCTTGATACTGATGCGGATGTGGACGATGAAACATCAACACATCATAAAGATAATTCAAAGTTTATGATTCAAATGTTTGGATTAAACGAACAAGGAGAAAGAGCATCAATTGTAGTGGAAGATTATTTGCCATTCTTCTATGTAAGAGTTGATAATAATTGGGGACCAACAAAAAAAATGGCATTCTACAATCATTTAAAAATGAAAGTTGGTAAATATTACGAGAATTCCATAATAGAATGTAAAATAATTAAAAGAAAAAAGTTATATGGGTTTGATGCTGGGAAGGACCATCGTTTTATTGAGTTGAAGTTCGCAAATATTCCCGCATATAATAAAGTAAAGAATTTATGGTACACAAATGTAACAAATGAATCTGGCGAAACAGAGCGTAAAATAATACAACCTGGTTACAAATTTGATAATACATATATTGAATTATATGAAGCAAATATTCCCCCGTTGCTCCGTTTCTTTCATTTAAGAGAAATTAGCCCATCTGGTTGGGTCGCATTGCCAATAAAAAAAACACTCGAAATTACAGGTATAAACAAAAAAACATCTTGCGAACATGAATATGTGATTAGTTATAAAAACGTGATACCATTGAATCATAAGGAATCTAGGGTGCCTTATAAAATAATGAGTTTTGATATTGAGGCCAGTAGTAGCCATGGAGATTTTCCAGTTCCTATAAAATCATATAAGAAATTAGCAACCAATATAGTAGATTGTTTTGAAAAAATAGACAAGGACATAACAAAGGATATTTGTAAAGATATGTTGCGTAGCATTATAAAGGCAGCATTCGGATATACACAAATGAACAATGTAGATTTAGTATATCCAAAATACAATGTAAAGGATGAAGCAGATATACAAGAAAGAACAGACAGTTGGTTAAAAACAAAGGTACGAGACTGTAAAAGTGAATTAAATAATGAGCATTTAATAGAGTCGTTATTTGAAAAGGCGAATAAGGAATTTTTAAAACCAGAAGTAACAAAATTAGATAATGTAGAAGGAGACGGAGACGGCGAATCTTCAGATGACGATGCCGATGATACAGAAGAAAAAGAAATTTGCGATAATGTGAAATATTATAAAATAGGTTCAGGATTTGGTCGAGACACTTATAAAAATCGAGAATCCAATATAGTAGACATTATGTGTGACGCAAAGTTTGAAAGAGAAGGAAAAATAAACGAACTGATTAGGTCATTAAGAAATAATTTCCCACCATTGGAAGGCGATAAAGTGACATTTATTGGCTCTACATTTATGACGTATGGTGAGCAAGTCCCTCATTTAAATCATTGTATTGTATTAAATTCTTGTGACCAAATGAATGTTCCAAACTCACAAATGGAGACATATAATACAGAATCGGAGGTATTATTAGCATGGACAAAATTAATTCAACGTGAAAATCCAGATATTATTATTGGATACAACATATTTGGCTTTGATTATGAGTTTATGTTTCGCAGGTCTCAAGAGTTAGATTGTGTAGACGAGTTTTTAAAATTATCAAGAAATAATGATGAAGTGTGTTGTTCATACGATTATAAAAATCCAAAAAAAATAGATATTGATAGAAGTTCGACAACGTTGGCATCGGGAACTTATGAATTATCTATTATAAAAATGAATGGTAGGTTACAAATTGATATGTTAAATTGGTTTCGCCGCACAGAAAATTTGACATCCTATAAATTGGATTATGTAGGGGGACATTTTATAGGCGATGATGTTAAAAGTCTGTTACATCTTAACAATAATGGCGCACTTATAACCCGAATTAAAACAACAAATATGACTGGATTACAAGCGGAGAGTTATATTCATTTTGAAGAAATAAATCATTCCAGCGATTATTATAAAGACGGAGCCAAATTTAAAGTGTCAAGCGTTAATAAGGAAGAAGGCTGGTTCGAAGTGATAGGGCATGAAAGCCCGAGTGGGAAAAAGGTAAAATGGGGATTGGCAAAGGATGATGTTACACCAAAAGATATTTTTAGAATGACAAATGAAGGTCCTGCGTCAAGAGCAATTATTGCCAAATATTGTATTCAAGATTGTAATTTGGTACATTATTTATTTAATAAAATAGATGTGATTACTGATTTAGTTGAAATGGCTACATTGTGTAGTGTGCCAATGAGTTTCTTAATTTTTAGAGGACAAGGAATTAAATTAACCAGTTATGTTGCGAAAAAATGTCGAGAAAAAGGGGTTCTAATGCCTGTAATTGATAAAGGGTCAATGGATGATGGTTATGAAGGTGCGATTGTTTTAGACCCCAAGTGTGGTTTATATTTAGATGATCCTGTATGTGTTGGTGATTTTGCGTCATTGTACCCTAGTTCAATGTTATCAGAAAATTTATGCCCCAGTAGTAAAGTATGGACAAAAATCTATGATTTGGCTGGCAATTTGGTTTTGGAAACTGGAGAAAAGAATGTTACAGAACTATATATATATGACAATTTACCCGAATATGAGTATGTGGACATTACGTTTGATACTTATAGATATATAAGAAAGACACCAAAATCAAAGGCTGAAAAGGTAAAGTCTGGATATAAATTATGTCGATTCGCACAGCCATTAATAAAAGACGGACAAGAGGAAAAGGCAATTATGCCTGCTATTTTACAAGAATTATTAAAGGCTAGAAAAGATACCAGAAAATTAATTCCCCAAACGCCTGATGAGTTTATGAAGAATGTATTGGAAAAACGGCAACTGGCATATAAGGTTACCGCGAATTCATTATACGGACAACTTGGGGCAAAAACCAGTACCTTTTATGAACCCGATATTGCCGCATCTACTACTGCAACTGGACGTCTGTTGCTAACATATGCGAAAAAAGTGGCAGAAGAATGTTATGCGGATACAGATATCGAAACCAAATATGGGTTTGTTAATACTAAATCGGAGTATGTATATGGTGACAGTGTTGCTAATTATACGCCTGTTTACATTAAAATAAATAATAAAGTCATTATTCTAACTGTTGATCATCTAGCAGAAATTTATGGCAATAATAATTGGGTTAAATGTGTAGAACAAGGGAAACAAGACAAAGAATTTTGTGAATTAAAAAATGTTGAAACTTGGACGGAAAACGGTTGGACTAAATTATACAGAGTGATTAGACACGAACTTGCGTCTCATAAAAAAATGATAAGAGTATTAACTCATACGGGTTGTGTTGATGTTACAGACGACCATTCGTTGATTACATACGATGGTTTGGAAATATCTCCAAAAGATGTTACAATCGGAATGCCGTTGTTGCACTATCCGTTAGTAGAAAAAATAACATTCAGCATTTATAAAACCACATTTACAGGTCATTTTGAAAATATGCTGGACGCATCACATTATATTAATTATTTAAATAGTTGCAAAACTCCGTTTAGATTATCAAGTGGTCCAGATTTAAGCATTATAGTATCTCCTAATGTAGTAAATAATAAATATTCGCATTTAGTAACTAAAATGCACGAAATTCAATATTCTGGGTTTGTGTATGATTTAACCACGCAAAATCATCATTTTGCGGCTGGTGTTGGTAACTTGATAGTTCATAATACGGACTCGGTATTCTTCAAATTTAATTTAACAGATAAGGAAACTGGTGAGAAAATTATAGGCGAAAAAGCATTAGAACTGTCTATAGAAATAGCACAAGAAGCGTGTCATACCGTATCCAAGTTTTTAAAACAACCGCACGATTTTGAGTATGAAAAAACATTTATGCCATTTTGTCTCTTATCAAAGAAACGATATGTTGCAATTAAGTATGATTTTGATATAAAAAATGGTAAAAGAAATGAAATGGGGATTGTATTAAAGAGACGAGATAATGCACCAATAGTAAAGGATATATATGGAGGGGTGATTGACATTTTAATGAAAGAAAAAAATATTCAAAAGGCGATAGAATATGTGAATCATTGTTTACAAGAGTTGATTAATGGGACAGTTCCAATAGATAAATTAATTATTACAAAATCATTGCGGTCATTTTATAAGAATCCACAAGGCGTCGCGCATAAAGTATTGGCTGATAGAATTTCAGCAAGAGAGCCAGGCAATAAACCAGCATCTGGTGATAGAATTCCATTTGTATATATTATTACAAAGGCTGCTTCAAAAGGACAGAAAATATTACAAGGTAATAGAATTGAAAATCCATTATATATTAAAGACAATCATTTACCTATAGATTATTCATTTTATATAACGAACCAAATAATGAAACCATTATTACAATTATTTGGACTAGTATTAGATGATATTTGGAGAATGCAAAATAAATTATCCAAGATTTCAAAATTTAAAAAAGAATTAGAAAAGGTTAGAAATGATATTGAAGATGATAAAAAATATGATGAAAAGGTATCTAAACTGAAGAATAAAGAAGTGCAAGCATTATTATTTGATAAATATTTAAGGGATACCAATAATATAAAAGATGGCAATCAAAGCATAGCAAAGATGTTCTCAAAAAAGTAATTCATTTTTAATATTATTATTAAATAATTTTAATAATAATGAAATATCTTGTTTTTTATATTCTTGTTTTTTATATTCTTGTTTTTTATATTCTTGTTTTTTATATTCTTGTTTTTTATAACTCGTTTTTAGCATTGGTTGCTTCCAATAATGTTAATGTCGCCTTGTGAAATATTTTGTTTAATATAGTCTAATAAACTAGTAACTTGCGTTTCTAGTTTCTTAATATAGTTTCTCATATTATAATAACCTCCAGCATCATCCTCATCATCATCCTCAGTCTCGGTTTCAGAGTCTGATGATACTATTTCCTCGATATCGCCACACAATTGTCCGAAAGTGGTGGTCTGGTGGTCTATTTCAAATTTATTTAGTCCATAATACCTGTTATATAAATCTGTGTAAGTTGCGAAACCCTCTTCATCAAGTTTAAACATAATCGCCTTAGGAGTTCTCTTATGTTTTGTGGCAATTTCATCAATAGTTAAACCCAGTAACTCAAATTCTCGTTGTAATCGCAAACATTCATTAATATTCCATTTGTAACCAATTCTGTTCATTGCTGTTTTGGTCGTTGCTGTTTTGGTCGTTGCTGTTTTGGTCGTTGCTGTTTTGGTTTTGTTCATTGCTATACTATTATGCGTTATGTCTTTATATAGTTTACAATAAATGTATAAATGCTACCTGCTAGTTGGTCTTAGAATAGTTTCAAACAATAATACGTTGTTTGAGGGGTCAAATAATAACGTGTCTTGAATGCCATCTCTATTATATAATAAGGATGTAAAATTATTTAATAATGTGTTTGTTAGTTCATATGTTGCGTTAGTAGTTGCGTTAGTAGTTGCGTTAGTAGTAGTAGTAGTAGTAGTAGTAGTAGTAGTAGTAGTAGTAGTAGTAGTAGTAGTAGTAGTAGTAGTAGTAGTAGTAGTAGGTATATAATCACGAATGTCGTGTCTACATACAGGGCATCTCACATTTGAGTTAAACCATTGATTAAATGATTCTTGACAAAAAATATGACTACAATGTAGCAACTGAACAACGGCATTGTTGTCTCCAAAACGTTCAAGGGAAATTGGGCATGATTCGGACATAGGCTCAATAATATTGCCATATCTAACAACCCTAGAAGCATTACTAATCTGTCTTTGAGTTGGACTGATAGAAATATCGTTAAATATTGAATTAAACTCATTTGTTAAATTATCATTAACATTCATTTGTCTATAAATCGCTGGATTAATTGGTTCTTGTATGTTGTAATTATTTTGATTATTTATATTTTGATTATTTCTATTTCTATTTCGATTATTTCGGTTATTATCACTGTTGTTATAATGTTGTCTTCTTTCATTAGTATTTCGGTAGTTATCGCGTGGTATAATATTTAATAAATTTAAAATATTGTCACGTATATCATTATTCATATCTTGTAATCTATTAATTTGATTATTAATTTGATTGTAATGGTGTAAATACATATCAACCATATTTCTTTGTTCTTGTTCTATATCTAAATTACTAGATAACCGTCGTGACATAAATATAAATACATTATATAAAATATATTTAAATATAAACCAATTAAATATCTATACAATGAACTTTGAAAAATACAACAATAAAGGCTTAAATGGACTCGCAAATTTGGGGAATACTTGTTTTTTAAATTCTATAATGCAAGTATTATCGCACACATATGAATTGAATGATTTTTTAGATTTACAAACATATAAGAGACGATTAAATTCTAAATATGACTCTGTATTATTATTAGAGTGGGATAATTTACGACAATTGTTATGGAATAATGAGAACAAATGTGTTGTATCTCCTGTTAAATTTGTAAAGACAGTTCAACACATTGCGAAAATAAAAAACCAAGATTTATTTACTGGATTTGAACAAAACGATATATCTGAATATTTAATATTTGTAATAGATTGTTTTCATAACGCATTGGCAAGAGAGGTAAATATGTCAATACTGGGAACGGAAAGCAATAACGTGGATAAAATAGCCGTGAAATGTTTTAAAACAATTAAGGATATATATTCAAATGATTATTCAGAAATTTGGAATATGTTTTATGGGATGCACGTGTCGCAATTAATATCAGTAACTTCAGGTGAAGTGATAAGCGTTACACCAGAACCGTATTTTATGATAGATTTACCTATTCCTGAAAATAATAAAAATATATCTTTAATAGATTGTTTTGACCTATATGTTAATGAAGAAATATTGGATGGAGATAATTCTATATTAAATGAAAAAACTGGAAAAAAAGAATCAGTTAAAAAATCAATACTATTTTGGAGTTTTCCTAATATACTTGTAATCGACATTAAGAGATTTAATGCGGCAAATAAAAAAAAACAAATGTTTATTGATTTTCCGTTAGAAAATTTAAATCTATCAAAATATGTAATTGGTTATAATAAAGATACATATATTTATGATTTATACGGGGTTTGTAATCATAGCGGAACAGTAATGGGAGGTCATTATACTTCATTTATAAAAAACGCAAATGGAAACTGGTATCATTGTAACGATACCAGTGTAAGTGAAGTACAACTACAACAAATTATAACTGCAAAGGCATATTGCTTATTTTATAGAAAAAGAGTACAATTATAAAACGAAGTCTTAAAAAGGGTTATATATTTATAAAATTTTATGATTTATATATATATATAATACACATGGATAATTCTACCAATATAATGAATCCAGAGTTTACAACTAACGCATATGATTACATTAACACTTTATTTATTAACCCTACGGTAATAATCATAATAGTAATTATTTTAATAATGTATATAATAATTTTTATGACTTTAGGAAGTTGGGGGCAACAAACTGTATCATCAGATGTATCAACAAATTCTAGTTTCACATTTATTTTAATTTTGGTATTTATTGCATTAATTATAATTAACGGATTACAATACTTTTTTGCTGTAGATGTAGTTGCTAAAATAAAATATTTATTTTCAGGGCATCCTGAAATTGATTTAAATATTGACCTTCCGCGGGTTTCAGCAGCGAATACGCCAGTTCCTGAAATACTATTGAGACCACAGGTATTCAATATTCCAGATAATAATTTTGTATACTCGGATGCGAAAGCATTGTGTTCGGCTTATGGTGCTAAATTAGCAACATATGAACAAGTCGAGAATATGTATAATTCTGGTGGCGAATTTTGTAATTATGGATGGTCTGAAGGCCAAATGGCATTATTTCCAACTCAACAAAAAACTTGGGATGGATTACAAAAAATAGAAGGACATGAAAATGATTGTGGAAGGCCAGGAGTAAATGGAGGATATATTGCGAATCCAAAGGTAAAGTTTGGTGTAAATTGTTATGGATTTAAACCAAGAATGACAAATGAAGAAGAAACATTGATGGCAACAATGCCGATTTATCCCAAAACGGAAAAGGATTTGGCAATGGAACATCGTGTGAATTATTGGAAAGATAAATTAACCCAAGTGCTGGTATCTCCGTTTAATCATAATATTTGGTCTAAACTATAACAACCTTTTTAAGACTTCGTCGAATAAAAGGTTGTGCCAAACAAGAAACAAGAAACAAGAAACAAGAAACAAGAAACAAGAAACAAGAAACAAGAAACAAGAAACAAGAAACAAAAAACAAGAAACAAAAAACAAGAAACAAAAAACAAAAAACAAGAAACAAGAAACAATAAATATTAAATTAACAAAACGCTTTAATTTAATACAACTAACAAATTAAACAATATGATTCGCTGAAATATCTATTTATAAATATATTTATAATGAAACCTAAATTATTTGTTGTTTTGTAAATTATAATAAGTTATTTGGTTATTTTTATTATAATGTAAATCATAGGGTTGTATAAATGTTGAAACTTGATATAATGGGAAATGCAATCTATTTTAATGAACTAAATGGTATACAACTAACAAGTTTGTTTTTCGCATCGCTTAAGCCGCAACCTTTTTAGTTTTCTTATGTTTAATAGCATGTGAGTGTTTTTTGGTTTTTTTATGTTTAATTGGGTTATTTAAATTTATAAGAGCAAATAATTTATCGTGTAGGTCATCTGACAGGGTACTGTGTTCGCTATATTTTTCATCGTGATTGCATTTTGGCATTTTTTGATTTATAAAAAATAATCCTGCTGGAACTACAAATTTTTTAAATAGACTAGATACGTTATCTCCATCTCCGTCAACCGTATTTAATGTATATAAAGGCGACCCGCCTCCATTTAATAAATTAGAATTAATTGTATAACCTCCACTGACATATTTTTCGCCATCAAATTGCATTACAAAGTCGTCATTATCTAAAGCACCACCGCTTAAGGAACTGCCTCTCAAAATTTCGTTTTCATTGGTTTCATTATTTGTTAAATCTGCCATATACAATATTATTATATAAATTAATTAGTATAAAATCGCTTTATTTCAGGAACAGATTTTATTTCTCGTTTATTTTTAACATATTCAATAATTTTCTTGACTTGTTCCTCATTTTTAATAATTTCACCAAGACAAGTTTCCAAATATTTAAATGTTAGTTGTTGAGTATCCTTTACATTTATAAATTTTAGTTTTCCATCGCTAATATTAATGGTTGAATTTGCTAATTGTTTTGTTTCAACATAACAATTAATTTGATTACTTAAAGTATGTTTTTTGTCACGTAATTCCTTATGTCTATCATTAAGGATTTTCATTTGATTATCAAGAGCAATCCATTGCTGAATGTTTTGTTCAAAACTCATTATTATTAATGAATAAAATAAATAATAATGTATAATGTATAATAATTAAAAAAATCTATTTTTTAATGTTTTTTAGTTTTGCGACGACGACCAAACATTTGTTGAGCACCTAATAAAGTAAGTGGTACAGCACCTTGAGACAATACTGCTCCCCAACTACCACCTCTGCTTCGCTTGCTTCTTCGTCTTCGTCTTCGTCTAGACCGTCCTCCCATTTTTAAATTTAACATTTCGGAAGGATTTGAAGCATTTATATTGCCAATTGGCACAAGGTTATTGCTTTGTGCGGTAGCTGCGTTTTGCCCTGGTTGTAACGTCAACGAATTCATAATTTGTGTCATGCCATCTCCTACAGTTCCTAGAGTCCACCCCCAAGCACTCGCAGGATTTCCTGCTAAGTCACCACCCTTTTGTGTGCGCGAATGTCTTTTAGAATGTCTTTTAGAAACACGTTTTGCCATTATATATTATATATATATATTTTAAGGAAAAAATAATATTAAATTGAAATGTATCTTAACATTGTTTTACTACGCAATAATGTAATTAAAATTAATAAATTTGCTAAAATTAATACAAATATCAAAAATACTAAAAAAATGATAACATATATGTATGGATAAATTTCATTTAATATTAATTCGGTTACAGGAGAAAATATTATTTTAATTTCATTTCTTATATCGTCTGTTTTCAATATATCTAAACATTGTTTAATTAATGAGTCTTTCATAACTTTACAGAATACAAATATTTTACGATTTTTGCGTGTTGCGTGTTATTATTACTAATTTTTTCTATATTTTCTTTAATAATGGAAGATATAATTGAACCAACAATGGATTATGATTTTTCTAATTTATATTTAGCACCACCATCTACTTTATCTGGCGGGGCTTATTTTACAAAAATAATGCGAAATAATAATAAACCATTATACGTCCAAACTCCCAAAAGTTTAACTAAACAAGGGTTTGTTAAAAGTGGGAAAAAAATATATGTAGATTTAATGCTAAATAACAATGACACTGTTTTTATTAACTGGATTGAAAACTTGGAAATAAGATGTCAGGCTCTTATATTTAGTAAATCTGACAAATGGTTCGAAACAAAATTAGAACAAGACGATATTGAGACCGCTTTTACATCGCCATTTAAAATATTTAAATCTGGTAAATATTATTTATTAAGAGTAAATGTGAAACCTACAGTTAAAATTTATGACGATAGTGACCAAATTATAAAGTTAGAAGACATAAATGCTGACAAAAATATAATTTCTATATTAGAAATTCAAGGCATAAAATTTAGTTCTAGAAATTTTCAAATAGAATTTGAATTGAAACAATCTATGACTGTTAGTCCTGACCCGTTTTTAGATGAATGTTTTATAAAAAGGCCCATTAAATATGAGAAAACTCAAAATGCTAATGTAGAAAAAAATGATAATATAAACAATAGCAATATTGATGATTTCATTAAGGAATCTGTAAATGATTTAGCAAAAACGGATACTATAGCAAAAACGGATACTATAGCAAAAACATATATAAATTTAGATTTACTGGATGACTCAATGGATACGGTGGAATCTGTTGCTCCTTCAAATGTAAAAGAAGATGTCAATATTGAATTAGATATAGAAGAATTGATTAATCCAGAGGATAATGATGATGACAATATTTTAAAAGAAGTTGACTTAACCATTGCTTTAGAAAATAGTTTAGAAACTATTACACTTAAGAAACCGAATCAAGTATATTATGAAATTTATAAAAAAGCCAAAGATGTCGCAAGAAACGCAAAACAAAGTGCGATTTCCGCATATAATGAAGTTAAAAACATTAAGAAGACATATATGTTGGACGACAGCGACGAAAGCGATATTAACGATGATGACTTTGGAGATAGCGAAACAGATACAGATATAGAAGAAGAATGTTTAGACATTTAATTACTTTAGAACAATTGTTTTAATTTTAATTAATTAAAAATTAAAAAAATATTTTATTGATTATTTTATATAATGAGTGTTTCTTTAAAAAAACTATGGAATGATTATGGCATTGCTGGAGCATTATTCGCAATATTCGTATTGTATGTTCTTTATATGTTATATAAATATTTGATGACTAAGGGTAGATATGGTAATGAAGGTATGGGTGCAACCCCTAATTCTGCTTATTCAGGGAAAAAACAAAGTAATTCTCCTTCTGGCCCCCAACCTGCCCAAGAAATGGGCAATGAGGTGTACTCATCAGTTGACGGTTCTTCCAGTCAAGGAGGTATGCCTGGAGCATGCAACAAGGCTGGCGCACAAAATCCTGCCGATTTGTTGCCTAAGGATACTAACAGCCAATGGGCGCAATTAAACCCTGCTGGCAAAGGTGACCTCGCAAACATCAATTTGCTAAAGGCTGGTTACCATATTGGCATTGATACCGTAGGTCAAACTTTGCGAAATGCGAACTTGCAAATTAGGTCCGAGCCCCCGAACCCACAGGTTTCGGTTGGACCCTGGAATTTAAGTACAATCGAGAGTGACTTCATGAGACCACCACTTGAATTAGGTCAGGGCGGACAATAATTCCAATAAAAAACAATTTTTTAGTAACAAATTAAATTACTTATTAAAATTTTTATATTCGTCTTTTTTACACATATAAATATTTTGAACCTTATTTTCTAATACAAGTTTATCAATATTAATCAACAATTCTGGTAACCAATCGTATTTATTGTGAAATACATCATCTTGCAAAATGCGAATTATACTAAATCCATTATCATTCGCACATTTCATCTTATAAATGTCGTGAATTTTTGTTAGTTCTGGAGTTTGCCAATTACCTACTTGAATAAAATGTTGCGGACCATCTTGTTCTATAATTATTTTATTATCTTCTAAAACAAAATCTAATGGTAAAAATTTATTTGTTTTTAAATTTTTACACCAATCAGGTTTAAATTGCCTTTTAACAGTGTGATGATTCATTAATTCATTATATAATTTTTCTTCTGTTTTGTTATAACATAACGGACACCATACACCATTAGTAACTGTACTGAGACGAGATTCAAATGAATTATTACATTTATCACATTCAAATTTATATTTTTTATTAGTGCTTTTAAAAAACATTCTTGGATTTATTGTTTTATCCTGTAAAAACTGGCTTCTTTCTATAGAAGCAAATGAAGTATTATAACACATTGTACATTTTACATTATCGCACAATTTTTGGTGCGAACAATAATTACACCATCGGTTTAATGATGTAATTTTATTTAAAGACATTTCAAAATTATGATTACAATTATCACAATTAAATTTAAATTTAGTTTTTGGTTTTGCTCTAAATAATTCTCTTGGGTTCAACTCATTGTCATTTGACCAATACATTGCCTTCTCGTGTGACGCAAAAGAATTTTTAAAACAAAATTTACAACTATCACTATTACACAGTTTTTGATGACTACAATATGCGCACCATCTATTTGATGTAATTATATGATTTAAATCTTGTTCAAAACTTGTTCAAAACTATGCCCACAGTCACAATCAAACCAACATTTTTTATGCGAATTTAACGCGAACTTGTCTGGCCCTAATTCATTTTTTGAAGACCAATATTGAGATTTAGGATGTGTCGCAAAACTTGTTTTAGACATTTTACTATTGAATGTTATTCAACAAATAAAATTCAATTCAATTTTATAAAAAAATAAAAAATAATATTTTTTATTTATATTTTTTTTGAAGTTTTTTAGATAGTCATATCATTAAACGCAGTAGAGCAATCAAATACCGTCGTCTTGAATAGTTTGTCAGGATATTCGCTGATATAAGTAGGCTCCCCAGTTCTACCATTTGTAGTGAGGATATCTTGACACGCATTATAAATATTCATATATGGCAAGCGGTCGCCTTCCATGCGTTGAAATTCGACAGAATAGTTACCATACAATTCGTGTTTCTTAGGGTATCTATAGATTCGAATATAAAATTGGACGTGGTATCCATTTGATATGTAGGTGCAACACCAAGAATGCTGATAAACACAATGTTGAAATGTCACTTTATCGCCCAATTCGTTAAGCAACTCAGTTATAGTATTTGCAATATCTTTTGTGTCACGAGACACATTAAATATCGTATTCCTTGGAATAACAGGTCGAAGTGGGGGGCATGTCGGCAAGTCAGCTTGTATTAATGCCAATACACCTGGAGCAAATGTTAGTAAGTTTGACATTTCGATTATTAAAATATTAAATAAATAAAATTCAATTCAAATCAATTCAATTTTTTTAATAACTTATTTTATAAAAAGGTTTTAGTTTATATAAAACAGTAATAATAATTGTATCATATTTTTGTTAAAATATAAAAAATATACTTATAATAGATGTTTAGAAAATCAGATATATTCTGTTATATAATTATTGCTGTAGTCATATTTTTGGGTTTAAAAGTATATTATAATTCTGATGCATATAATCTTAAATGTATCATTTCTGATGTAGATGGTGAAAAATATTGCGTTAGAGAGAGGGCCAAATTGCAACTTGCAGCCGACCTGTTAGCAACAGTTACTAAAAAATGTAAAGACCTTGTAGCATATGTAGGTAAGAAATACCCAGACGATGAAGATGCTCAACGATTAGTTCAAAAATTTAATCCTACAACAATATCGGAAACCTTGCCAACAAGCGAACTAACAGCATATAGTGAAAATAAGGGTGAAAAAATAGCATTTTGTTTAAATACTACAAAAAATGGTAATAAATTGATAGATATAAATACACTCACATTTGTAGCAATACATGAACTGTCTCATTTAATGACAGTGTCTGAAGGACATAAACAAATATTCTGGCAAAATTTCAAATTTTTGTTGGAAAACGCAAAAGAATCTGGAATTTATAATCCAGTGGATTATAAAAAAAATCCTGAATCATATTGTGGTATGAATATCACAGATAATCCATATTATGATTTAAAATAAATCAATGTGTTTAATTCATGCTATATACAATATTTGTCATTATATATAATGAATGATAATTTACAATCTTTTACAATTTGTTTAAATATGATAGTAAAAAATGAATCTCATATTATTTTAGACACATTAAAACACATATGTTCAAAAATTAAGTTTGATTATTGGGTAATATGCGACACAGGTTCAACTGACAATACAACAGATTTAATTCAAGATTTTTTTAATGATAATAAAATTAATGGAGAATTACATATAGATAAATGGGTTGATTTTGGACATAATAGAACTTTAGCATTAGAAAAAGCATTTAATAAAACAGATTTTTTATTAATATTTGATGCTGATGATATAATTATTGGTGATTTTATTTTCCCCGAAAATATGTTTAAGTTTGATTCTTATTATTTAAAATTTAAGACGGGTTGTGAATTTTACAGAATGCTAATAATTAATAATAAAAAAAAATGGAAATTTATAGGAGTATTACACGAGTGTATTGAATGTTTAGAAGACAACAAAATAACATATTTATATGGGAATTATTATATACATAATAGAAAATGCGGAAACAGAAGTAACTACGATGATAAATATATAAAAGATGCGTTAATATTAGAAACGGCGTATGAAGTTGCATTAAAAAATGATGATATCATTCATACCAGATACTCATTTTATTGTGCTAATAGTTATAAAGACGCAGAAGATAAATCCAATGCTATAAAATGGTATAAAAATACATTACTATTAAAAAATGCTTGGGCTCAAGAAAAATATTTATCCTGTTTAAACTTGTATAATTTGTATGAGTCTCAGCAAAATATTGAACAGGGAATATATTATTTAATAGAATCTTATAAATATGACAAAACACGGGTAGAATGTATATATTATTTGATAAAACATTATGCTTTTACGCACCAATTTGAATTAACACAATTATTTTATACATTAATTCAGGATTATTATGAAAATAATTATATTAATGATAAATTTGAGAATAAATTATTTATACACCCCGAGATTTATTCGTTTTGGTTGCCATATTACATGATTATAGTATCCGAAAAAATAAACAAATACGATATTGGATTAAAATGCTATGATATTATTTTTACAAAACAAAATGTTAATATTGACGAGTTTTGGATTAAACATTTAGTGCATAATTTGCAGTTTTTTATTAAAAAAAATACAGATGTGCAATTTGTACATAAATGGAGACAATATTTAACACTAATAAATAAAAAAAAATATAACATTGACACTAATTTAGTAAACGCATATGAAATATATAATGTATCAAAATATGTTGAAACTATTTTACAAAATAATGACACGAATTCTACGGAAACAATATTGTGCGAAGATACTAATTCATTAGTAGTTGCTATTCTTGCAAAAGATAAAGGACCAGTATTGCCTTTTTATTTAAGTTGCCTTTATAATCAAACATATAATAAAAAACATATACATATTTACATTCGTACAAATGATAATATAGATAATACAGAGTCATTGTTATCTGAATTTATAGACAAATATGGTAAAGAATATGCGTCGGTGTATGTTGATAATAGTAGCATTTCAGAGAATTTAAAACAATATTCAAATCACGAATGGAACTCTTTTAGATTTAATATATTAGGAAAAATTAGACAAGATTCGGTTGATTATGCAAACAAATTAAAAGCACATTATTTTGTAGCGGATTGTGATAATTTTATTATTCCAACAACAATTGAAAATTTAATTAAAAATAGGGACATTGGAGTAATATCTCCAATGTTAAGAGCAGGATTTAATGAAAATGTTAAAACAACCAACACATTTTGTTATAATAATATTGTGTACTCAAATTTTCATTATGAAGTGACAAATTCTGGTTATTTTCAAAAAAATGATGCGTATCATAGCATTTTAAATAATGACAGTGTAGGATTATTTCGAGTATGTTGCGTTCATTGTACATATTTAATACCATATAAATATTTATCACAAATTAAGTACAATGACGGTAGTAATAGATATGAATATGTTATATTTAGTGAAACCTTAAGAAAAAATAATATACCGCAATATATTGATAATTCACATAAATATGGTTATTTAACATTTATGGATACTAAAGATGATTTTGAGTTAGAATATGTTTATAATAAAAATTTATATCAATTTATTATTGAACCTGAACCTATAATAAGTCAAGAAGAGAATATTATTGAAGACAATAAATGCCAAGTTGTAAATGTGTGATTTATTTAAATTATTTATTAAACGAGTCATTTATTATAAAAATGTAATACAGCATTGAAATGTATAAAATAATAACATATAATAGTATAATAGTATATGTCATTATTTCCAATATTTAAAGTAAATCAACTGGCTGATAAGGATACAGTAGATACGATTTATGTATTTTATGGCACTAATGTAGCAAAAATAAAAGAAATACAGAAGTTATGGGATAAAACGCCATATGACAAAATATTTGTTCCAACTATATTTACAAAAGAAGAAGTGGATAATATCAAAAAAAACAAAACAAAGGTGATATTTTTACCCCAATCAATACATCCAGATGATAGTATTGGTGTTATAAAATTAAAAATATTTGATGCTATTGGGAAACAATATTCTATGAATGAATTGTATTTATTTTGTTTAAAATCTGAAAAACTTAATCCGATTACAGTTTACCAAAGTTTAACTCAAAATGATAAATTGCCTTTAACAAAAGTTAGACTAAATCAATTGATTCTTAATTTGTATGATGAACAAGGCCAGCAAATTGTTTCTGGTTTACCAGATAAGGCAACATATACATTCGATGATATTTTAAAATTAGATTTAATTGATAGAAATTATTTAGTAGCAAAGCCATTAGGCCAAAAATTTATATTTGAAAATGAATATCCGTTTATTGCCAATCCCTTTTTAGTGCGTGAATATGATAATTTATTAGAACGTTCTAGAAAAGAACTAACATCGCTTAGTGGAAATCTGTTATTAGAAACTGGCCCAATATTTAACGATAATATTTATTTATGTGTTGCTCAAAATGTGTTTAAGTTATCTGAAAATAATCATATTTCTATTGAGTATACTTGTAAAATATATTATCCGTTTTTGTATAAAGACAATATTAATAGTATCGCGTCGTTACAAACAAATAGAAATAAATTAATTCAATCAACTTCTGAAAAATTAACAGAAGATACAGAGAGGAATTTTAAAAATATTGATATGTTTTATGACGTGTTCGCTCACAATCATGTGTCATCCAAATTTTCAGAGAATATTAACCTAAGTGGTATAAATTATATAAAAGCAATTATTTATCCTGAATTTAAAATAAAAATACCAATTGATGTTATTTTTAAATTAGTTCACGCAACAAAAGAGTTACCTTTAATTAAATATAATCCTCAATCTAGACAAGAAAATATATATCGTTTATTTGCCCCTCAGTTATCAGTTGATGGAAACAAAATTCCATTTTTACAAAAATCAGCAATATTTAAATTAATGAAAACGATTGGTAAAAATCAATCGGTTGCGGTATATACTAATATTGAATACAAAGGTATAAAATATTATATAACTTGTGAATTTGAAGACAATGGTAATATAACAATTTATCCAAATGTTAATTTTGAAACACCTATTCAATTAAGTAACACATCGAATAAATTTGAGGATATTGATAAAATTATAGGATTAGCCGTAAATCCAATTATTGAACAAATTAAACCATTTTTTTTAAAAAGTGGATTAGAAATGCCTTTATTTGAATCTATACAGTCTCTTAGTGTAGAAGTTAGAGACATTAGATTTCAAACAGTATATAATATTACCAAAGAATTTGATGTTAATAAATATAGTGGTTGTTTGTCTAGCATTTTTACAATCGAATCATCCAATTTTAAGAAGGGCATTGAAATGAGGTATAAACGTGTGTCCAATTTTAATAAACGGGATAGTCAAGATGCGTTTATTATTGAAAAAATCGACCAAGGGCATTCACATGATGAAATTATTGAAGAGTTATTACAAAATTTTACTGAATTGGACGTAGAACAAGCAAATGATTTAATTATAAAAATTAGGTCTGAACTAGAGGTAACTCGTGGTTCTAATAAACGACGTGCCCTTATGATTAAAATAAACCCAGGGTTTAAAACGGTTATGACTGTTAACCCTATTAATAGTTACATAACCATTAATGTAAGTGGAATTAATGATATATATTATCTTAATACAATACCAGTATATATTAACACATTAATCAGAATAACTCAAGATATTAAGAGCACTGATGTTAACAAGTCAGTTATAAATAAATTATGTTCAAGTAATGAAGTAGAGGAACTCGAATTTGACCAAATAACCGCAAAATCAGAACAATCATTGAACGAAAACGAGGTTCCTAATATTGAAAATGAATCTGTGTCGTATAAGGGTCAAGAAGAAGGAGAACATATGGATGATTTGTTAGATATACTTGGGTTTGATGAAGATGAAAGTCCTGATGCGTTAGGAGGTGCGTCTTCAGAGTCATCTGAAAGTGCTAAAGATGCTTCATTATCTTCTTCAACTGATAATTCTGTAAGTGCTAAAGATGCTTCATTATCTTCTTCAACTGATAATTCTGTAAGTGCTAAAGATGCTTCACTATCTTCTTCAACTGATAATTCTGTAAGTGCTAAAGATGCTTCACTATCTTCTTCAACTGATAATTCTGTAAGTGCTAAAGATGCTTCACTATCTTCTTCAACTGATAATATTCCTGTTCCGAATAAACAAATAATTCAAGATAAACAGGCTGAATTAGCAAACACAAATGACACCCTTTCAGACCTAAGCGATTTACCATTAACTAAAAAAAAGGAACTAACAAAAGAAGAAAAAGTAGAAGAGGAACCAGAAGAAAAAGTAGAAGAGGAACCAGAAGAAAAAGTAGAAGAAGAACCAGAAGAAAAAGTAGAAGAGGAACCAGAAGAAAAAGTAGAAGAGGAACCAGAAGAAAAAGTAGAAGAAGAACCAGAAGAAAAAGTAGAAGAGGAACCAGAAGAAAAAGTAGAAGAGGAACCAGAAGAAAAAGTAGAAGAAGAACCAGAAGAAAAAGTAGAAGAGGAACCAGAAGAAAAAGTAGAAGAGGAACCAGAAGAAGTCCAGGTAGTAAAAGAACCAGAAGAAAAAGTAGAAGAAGAGAAACCAAACAAAGAAGAAGTCAAGGTAGTAAAAAAGAAAGCAGTAAAAAAGAAGACAGAACCAGAACCGCAACAAAATAATACAGTTCATGACATTACTGGATTAAGACTAAGATACCCAAATCCATTTTCAGCAAAATTAGAAGAAAGAATGCCCCAACTATTTGTTAAATCAAAGGATGAAAAATTTGACTTGTACACCCGAATGTGTCCATTTAATTTAAGTGATAGAAGACAGCCAATTATTTTAACACCAGAAGAGAAACAAAAAATGATTGAGGACCATCCCGATGAATATGATACAGAAGAAAAAAAACAATCAGAATTTATTGAATATGGTTCAGACCCAAAGGATGCTTCAAAAAAATTTTATTATACCTGTCCTAGGTATTGGTGTTTATTGACTAATTCAATGGTTACTGAAAAAGATATACTAGATGGCAAATGTGGTCCTAAAGTTACAAATATAAAGGATGCGATTATTCCAAAAACTGCGAAAGAAGTTCCAAAAAATAAATTCGTATACCAATTTTATGATGATAATGAGTCAAAATATCCAGGGTTTCATAAACAAAAAACCCCATCAGGACTATGTATTCCGTGTTGTTACAGTAAATGGTCCACATCTGAAATGAAAAATCGTAGAGATATTTGTCAAGGTAAATTTGAGGACAAGGGTGCACAGCCTGTTTCAAAAGAAGCATCCCAAATAGAACAAGAGTTGAGGCGTGAGGTGAAAGAAGTTGAACATTATGTTAAGGGTCCAGAAAAATATGGTCCGCAATTAGGAGAACATCGTTGGGGATTTTTGCCGATTAGTGTGCAAAAATTTTTACATGAGGTGAATGAAGATTGTCAAATTAGTAAAAATGATATGAATTTAAAATTAAACCATGTTTGTATTTTAAGACACGGTGTTGAGGTTCATTCAACCCAATCATTCATAGCATGTATTTCTAGTGCGATGTTTTATGCTCAAACATATATACACCCAGATACCCAAACAAAAAAACCATTAATTACTAAATTTATACCAGGTGCTAAACACAATGTTCCGAGCATACAAGAAATGAAAACAATAATTATAAAGGCTTTAAATATTGATAATTTTATTACATATCAAAACGGCGATTTAATAGAAAGTTTTGCTGATTCTACAAGAATAATAAATATAGATGATTATAAATCATCAAAGTTATATAAAAAAATGAATAAGGGAGAAAAAATAATAAGAGTGCCTTGTACTAAAGAAATAATTGAAGAATCAACTGAAGAAACAAGTGATACAGATAGAGATAAAGAGTTTGTTACAAAGGTTATACAGTCATTCGAGAATTTTACTGATTTTTTAAATAATAAAACAATAACTATTGATTATACATATTTATGGGATATAATATGTACATCAAACCCATTGTTATTTAATGCTGGGATAAATTTAATAATATTAGAGATGCCCGAGGATGATTCAACAAATAATATAGATTTAGTATGTCCTACAAATCATTATTCGCTACATGCGTTTGATGCTAGAAAACGAAGTATCCTATTAATTAAACGTGAAAATTATTTTGAGCCGATTTATGCCCATAGAAATAATGGTAAAACAACATTTGTAACAACAACGTTTACTGACTATGATAAAAAAATGCCTGCAACGTTGCGGTCGGTATTTTCAAAAATTATTAAACCAACACTTGGGGAAAAATGTAAATATTTTCCAAGTAAACCACCCGAAAATCCAAGTAGGCCAAATGAATATAGATTTCAACAATCTCCGATATTAGATAAATTAATTGAAACTTTAATACATAAAAAATATATAATTTCAACCCAAATTTTAAATTTTCAAGGAAAGGTAATAGGTGTGTTAGCAAAAAACCCTTCAGGATTAGAAGGATTTGTGCCCTGTTTTCCATCAGCACTAACACGTTTAATGGTTTCAAAATCGTGTGATACCGAAACAACTGATTGTGGATATGATTTTATATATATGAATGATAACATATGGAAATCATATAAAGATACATTGTCATTTTTAAAAGAATATTATGATTATAAAGAACCAGTTGATAACGCAACTGTAAATTGTTATGATCCAAAATATTTTTGTAGAGTTGCTGAATGCGAACTTATAACTGGGTTTTTAACAAATACAAACCAATTTGTGCCTATAAAAGAGCCAATACCGATTTCATCTGTAGAAGATTCTATTAAAACAATTAATGAAAATGATATGTTAGTTGCGGACATTAATACATTAACAAATGCGTCAGTAGATTCAAAGCGTGTAAATTTTATAAAAAAAATACAACTGGAAACCAATTTTTACAATGTTTTTAGAAATACGATTCGCGTTTTATTTAATGATTATTCAAATAGTGACCAAAGGAAAAAAATTAAAGATGAATGTAATAAAAAATATACCATTTATAAACATCAATTAGACACTGTTATACAAATGTTATACGAATTAGTTGGCGACAGTGTTGTATTTGCTGAAAAAGATGATATTTATGATTATAAAACGATTGATGAAAATGAAATACACAATTGTATTAAAAATAGCAAAGATAAATGTAACAAAAAGGGTTCAATCTGTCGAATAACCGACGATAAATGTACATTAATATTGCCGAAAGAAAATTTAGTAACTAAAACAGATAATGAACGCTATTACTATGGTAGAATGGCAGATGAATTAATAAGATATAATCGTATAAAATCATTTATGTTTAAACCACAAACATATTTATCATTTGGACAAATAAAATATAATTTACGAGATGATGAAATAATTGTGTTACAAGATTTATTAAATAATGAGTTTTTTGAAAACTTAATTGCGTCGGATATAAATATGTATGCTAAATATACCACGTATGATACAGCAAAGCCTATAATTACAAAGCAATATACAACCGAAAAGCAATTAAATGATGTAATAAACCCACACCATGATACGCATTGTAAACAAACAGCCCCCGCCGATATAACACCTCTCAATTGGAGAAAATGTTTTCCACACAAGTATAAAGAAATTGTGTATGATAAAACATTACAATGTTCAATGCGTTTAATTATAGATTTAATAAATGAATTTAAAGGTCCGCAAATGACGGTCGACGGCATTAAAGATATTCTTGTAGAGGAATATGCTAGAATAACCGATAATTTTACAAATAAAAATAGAATACATACAATAATAGATATTTTGCGCGAGGAAGGCCAGTTTGATGCGAATCAACTACAAGATGAAACTATAAATTTTAAACAAATGATTGTTCAAAATGGATTTACGGCTGTCAATTTTGATTTATGGTTATTGTTAGTTAGGTTTAAAATTCCATCCATTTTTATTTCAAGCAAACTTATTCCAGAAACCCGTTTTAATAGTTATGAATTTGTTTGTTACACCCCACCAATAACTGGTCCCGAAACAAAATATATATTTATTGTAACTCCTGCGATGTTTCGAAGAAAAACTAACAAATTTGCGAAATATGGAATTATTATTAATGATAAAGGTAATAAAAAAATAGGAATCAACACAACAGTTTTTGATGATGAGGACGGCACTTCTTGTTTACACAATGTAAATGAGGCAATTAATGATAATAAAAAACATTATTCAGTAGAATATTATTTAGATTTTGTATTTCAAAAAGATATAAGTACTGATTACAAAGGTAGACAAAAAGGGTTAAGAGATATACGAGACATAACAGGTCGAAAATTTATTCAAGATGATGAGAAAAAAAATACAGAACCAATAAAAGAACCAGAACCAATAAAAGAACCAATTAAAAAACGTAAAACAAAAAAACAACGCGAAACCAAAATTAAAGCAAATCCTCCAGGGAAAAATACACGAAAAAATGCTAAAAATCCAATATTAGAATTAAAGCCGAATGTGTAATTATTTAACTTATTGAATCATCATCAGTGTCGTCATCTGTATCATCTTCTTCAAAATCATCGGTGTCGTCATAAATTGGAGTTGTATATTCTTCGACTGTTATAATTTCGAGATATGAATTAAATAAATTGTCATTAACATTGCCAATATTATAAGAAAGAATTATATTATTATTATTTACATTTACGTTAACATTATTTACATCGTTGTTTATAGTTTGAAGATTATACATAATATCAGACGGAACTTCTAGCATTTTATAGATGCTGGGTATCTGATAAAACGTTACATGTTTAGTATTAAATAAATATTCTTGCTTTATCATTTTTCCATTAATTTTTATTATTTTAACATATTTTCTACCAAATGCTCTATTAAATTTATAAAACATAAACAGTTTATATTCAAGTATGCCCCTATACTTGTGTATTTTTTCAGTGCCTCGTATATCATATCGAATAACGCAAAAATAATACAAAAATGGTCTAAATATATCTACAAGTACATCTTTTGGAAATTGCGAATCAATATGTAATAATTTTGTATATTTATTGCTTTGTATCATTTCTATTACAAGTGAATAACATGATGTATATGGTGATTTAAATACATAATCTTTAATTGCTGTTTGACGTATTAATGGTTCATGTGTAATAAAAAAATTATGTTTAATAAAATTTTCTAAAAAAAATCCATGAAATAGGCTAGATAGTATTCTGTCACTATATTTCATTTTAAAATAAATATTATATAATGTTGAATTGTCAAATATTTGATTATTATAAGGATTTTTGGGAGATAATGGGTCCGCAAAAAATTCAGGTGAATTTCCTATGGATGTTTCAATAATAGAAATAAGGTCATTTACTCGAAATAAATATTTTGATTTGTGTTGCAATAATACAAATGTATTTTTGTTAGTTTCATCTAATGGGTTTAGACTTAAATCCGTAGTAACAACTATTGGATATTTTTTATGCATCCATAGTCGTTTACATTTAATTAACGCAAAATATGTTTTTTGAGATAAAGAAAAAATATTAAAAATTTTGTCTTTAAGGTCGTCGTTACAAAACGAACTTAATATAAAAAAACGTAATACAGAAAATTTTGATTCAGCCGTTCTATAAATTTTACATTTTTTAGTTGACTGCTTTTCTTGATAATACATTAATTTAATAAAGTAATTAATCAAATGATATTCTGGTTTTAATACATTTGTTGGGAATATAGTAAATGGTTCATCTGGGTATACATGTACATTTACATTCATTATTTTTTGAAATATATTAAAAAAAGTTTTCATATTACAACTGATTATATGTTATAGTTAATGTGAAAGTTTTAATATATTTTTAATACAATATATTACAACCTTTCTAAGACTTCGTCGAGAAAAAGGTTGTACCACAACAAACAACAAACAACAAACAACAAACAACAAACAACAAACAACAAACAACAAACAACAAACAACAAACAAACAACAAACAACAAACAACAAACAACAAACAAACAACAAACAACATATTAACGGTTGTTATTGTTTGGCTAAACCTTTTTCTCGACGAAGTCTTAAAAAGGTTTAAAATGGGTTATAATCATTATCGTCTCCAAGCAATTCTGGTTTAATATTAGATACATTTGTTTCGATTGTAAGTTTTTGTTTACTACAACTATCTATAGGGTCGTCTATTCCTGTATACAATCCAGCATCAATTATCTGTTCTACATTTTGATATTCAAATTTATATTTTTCTTCTAGATGTATCATTTCGTTGATATCAAGAACTACTTGAAACGCTGCTGTGCCAAACAATCCTTCTTGTCCACACATTACATTTGCTGAAATTCCTCTCATCGTATCTAATTCTGCGTGTCTTGCCGCTTTTAAAAACATTTCAGGAGTTTCTTCAAAAGATGCCTTTGCGATTGGACCAATATCATCATTATTAATTCCATGTCTGTATATTGAAACCATTTTATGGCTAAATGTCATTCTATCGCATAACACACTCATATGATGAGCATTCACATATGAACCATCAAATTCTAATACTTCAGATATTTCATTATAAATAGACTGTCTTGCTGCTTCCATGCCAAGCACATTAAATATTTCTATAATATCATTGCTATATGTTCTATTTGGGTCAATGTAATTTAAACCAAGAACATCTATCATGTTAGTGCCAATTGTATCAAGAAGCCATATATCTTCTTTAACATATGCTCCAGCCTTTTCTACCAAATTATCTTTTACCTTTCTAAGAATTACCTTATTAATATTTTTAACTCCTCTCAAAACAATGTTAGATAGTAACTGGTCTTGGAAATTTTTTAATATATAAATTTGGTCTGACTGGTCTAATGGATTCATGCCTTTCTTTTGGGTTTTATTGCCACGATTTTTAATAATATTATTCATTCGAATTCTAAATATTAATTTATCTGAATTATAATCAGAATATACACATGATATTTCATCTTTATAAGTATTATTAAGTGTAAAATTAACATCGTCCATTGTAATATTCTTTTCCAACATAACTTCTGGGTCCATTTCCATTCTAATAATCCATTTTGATTTTTCAACAGTTTCTCCAATTGCTTCAGCACCAATACATTCATCAATCATATTTTCAAATGCTTTATATTGAGCCATTGATTCAGCATCCTCTTGGATTAGAGTATTTAAATCATCTGGGTCAAAACAAATTTCTACTTGTTTTACAATATCTTCCAAATTTGTATGCTCAATCATATATTGAATTGTGCTTGCCTTGTCCTTATCAGTTTGGTCATCGGGTTTTAAAAACACAGTTAGAGATGGATTTTTAATGGAACCAGATAATGCTAAAATTTCTTCAATTCTGGGAACACCGCGGGTAACATTTGATTTGGACGCTACTCCAGCGAAATGGAAAGTGTTTAAAGTATTATGTACAATAACGCCGTAATCTGTCATAAATGTTTGATTTCCTGGAACTGTAAAATCATACACATATTCATTTGGTTGGCCATCATATATTTCAATATTTACAATTTCATCCCAAATTACATTTGATTCTGCTGCTTGTTTAAGAATGATTAGTTCATCCTTAATATCAGTTGAGTTCTCATGACTCTCAAATATTTCAATATATTTTTCTAATGTGCGACGGCCAATAGTTTCCTTTTTTGCCCATCGCCCATAATTACGGCTTTGTCCTGGCAATTTAAGAACCTTTCCGCATTTGGCGATGGTTTCTCCTAAACCAGTAATTTTATCAATTTCATCAGATACATCGTGCGCATCTGTTCTATTAATATATTTAACTAAATTCATTAACTTTTCAGTATGAACCATGGAACCAATAGTATCCTCATATAATTTTGAATACTTTGCTGAAATAGAAACGTTATACATCGGGCAAGATTTCACATTTTGTTCCTTAATAGAAGCAAATATTCCAAAATAATTTAAGAATAACGCAATATCTTTAGACAATTGTTTGCTTCTGGAACAAGACCGTATTTGATGATGTTTTTCATCACATTGAAAATTACCATCACCGTCAAAGTATCCTTGTAATAATCCTGATTTAAATTCGTTTGGTGCTGTAAAAGCAAAGTCAGGAATACGTTTAACAAACGAACCTGTATCGCAAGTTTTTAAAATAAATTGGGCTAATTCTTTATGATTAAATTGCGTCGACACAGATGGTCCATATTCTCCTTTATATTGTCTAACTATTGCTTCTTTATTGAATAACAACGCAAATTCTTTTACATTACTAATAAATGATTCGGCAATATTTGTAATACACAAACTATTTCCATTAATATTTCCTTCTGCTAAATATGCTCCAACAAACCAACCAAACAAATAATCTAATTTATATTCTTCATCTCCAATATTTATATGTTCTTTAACAAATGTATTATTAATATATTTGGCTACAGGAATTCGCATCCCTTCTGTAAGTTCTGCCCCAATAATCGGTTCAACCTTTTGTGCCTTACGAATTAAATGAGAATGACTTAATGTTGTATGAACTATTCTACCACTTTTTGTTGTAACCTTCATTAATTGTCCGTTAACTGGATGTCGGCTTACGTGTGATATTTTATTCCAATGTGTTTTTTCCTGTTGGTCTACGCCAATAATATAATATTCATCTTCAAGAGTATCCAATAATGTTTCAACACTATCGTGATGCCCTGTATTAAATGTATATTCTGGCAATTTGTCTATCAATGTGTCACATAATTGTCCAATAGGTCCTGAGACCATAGAAATATTTTTAAATATTTTGTTAATTTTTACACATCTAATATGCTCTCCATACGGTGACGACATTTGTGTTGTTGGCTCGCCAATGCTCTGCGCAGCAATCATTCCAACCATTTCTCCTGGTGCTACGATGGCCCTTTTATAATCAAGAATAATAGTTTCAAGTAAAATTTCAAGACTCTTTTTATTAAAGCGTTTATTAATTAGTAAATCCTTGGGAGATAGATAGTAGTAATATAGAACTTTAAATAGTTGAGTTGGTGGGGCAAATACAATTCTTTCTAATTTTGAAAACGTGTATTCAATCATTACAAATGCTTCATACATTGTAATGTCAACAAGTGCATTTTGACTGATGGATTGTTGACCCATAATATTTTGAATAATGTATGAAAACGCAACTGGAACTCTTACAATTTTATCAGATTTATTTCCAAATACATTTTTCACAATTAAATCTCTATTTGAAATCATAAAGTTAATGTAGTATTTACACTTTTCTACAAGTTGGTCGGTTTGTTTTTTTTGACGGGTATACGCACTCTTAACAAACATTCCCGAAAACCCCTTACTACTTGATTTGTCATCTATAACACTGAAATGCGAATAAATATCTTGAATTGACATTTCTACAATTGGTAGTTCTTGATTTTCAACCTTTATAGTATCCATTGAATCTTCGCCATAAGAGAATTGAACTATTTTATTTTTATTTGTTCTAATTGTCATATCATAATTAACCATTAAATCTTCTAGGCCTTTGATTAATCTGCGTTGGATATATCCTGTCGTGCTAGTATCTCGAACTTGCAACCCATTTGCCAACCCAAAATTAAGAGTAGATGGAATTGTTAAATCATATACCTTTGGATATTTTTCAATCACAATATTATTAGGAATAATATTTATTTCTATAATTTCATCTAATACTACATCGTTATATGTGTCAAAATTGCGATGAGAATTGGTCCAATTAATAGATTTCATTTTTAATTGTTTATTTTCCTCTAATAAGGATACCTTTTCGGAAAATATTTTACCCCATTGAGCACTAATAGATAATCTATAAGTCGGTTTAATATTTTTAGTACCCAAATTATTGGACTTTAATTGTGTTTTAAATACTTTTCCAAATACTCCAATTCTCGAACATAACATAGAAATGCCTTCAATTAGTCGTTTAGATGCGGAAGCAACTTCAATAGAATTTTTGCTAACAGTTCCATCTCCAGAGAAATATCCATTTAATAATCCAATAATAAAGCATTCAGGAGCAATAAATGCTTCACTTGGAACATATTTATTTGCTGCACCCGAACCGACCAGTTTTGTCAAAAAGGTAGATAGAACAGATGAATTACCAATGACGCTTGTGATGGTTCCTCCAATGTGATTAATTCGTGATTTTTCAGTACATTCAATAGAATATTTACCAAACCAATCTTTTACAAATGTATTAATGTTTGCGTTATTATTTGAAATGTTTACTGTATTTTTATGGGTGTTTCCTTCTGCCAAGAATAATCCGATAAAGATTCCATTTTCTTCATTTAATTTAAATCGTTCAGGAATTAATGTCTCTTTACGATTTCCACTATAAGGATAAATAAATCCATCTTTAATATTTATTATATTTGAACGAACATTGGTTCTTTGAAGAGATGCTTTTGTTGTATATGGAAGTGTAAAAGTAGTTCCATTATTAGAATTCCACCAACCTACAGGAATTTTGTGTTTATTATCCATAGACGTTTTCATTAGACTACACGCAGCATTAAAATCTGTTCCATACACATATTCATTCTTTGGAAGATAGTCCATCATATTAATATGACTTGTAATAATTGGAGGTTGGCATAATTTTTCAGTAACTGGAACACGGTCCCCAACTTTGATATCGGGTGTTAACATTTCCTTTAATTTTTTAGTCTCTGGATTCCAAATTAATAATGATTTGCTCTCTGTTACAATAACGCTTCTACCTCCACTAGTTTTAATTTCATATAATTCTTCTCCTGGATCATGTCTAGTAATTGCAGTAACTTCGCCCCAAGTAACCTCACCATTTTCGTCTGTTGTTGGAATATATACATCTCCATTTTTAATATTTAATAACTCCATTTGTCTATCTGTAAAATGTTGAATATTTGTTGCGTTTGTTGCGTCATCTAATTGTGTATCAATCCATCGCCCGATTTCTGTATATTTTGCTTGGCTATTTTCAATAATAATAATAGGAGTTTCCCACGTTACACTTTTAACCGCTGTATCAATAAGACCTACACGACCACCCATAGCATGAAAGAATAATTCTTGGGGAGATAATCCATCAATATAAGAACTTTGAACGAACCCTCTGGCTAGAGCAGAGTCATCATATTTTGCATAGTGTGGCAATGTTCTATGTTCAAACCCGTATGGAATTCGTTTATTGTCTACATTTTGTTGTCCAAGACAAGCAGTCATTTGTTGAATATTAATTTCACTACCTTTTGAACCAGCATTAAACATAATCACAAACCGATTATCTGTGCTTAACTTTTGTAATGCCACTCTACCAGCATCATTCTGGGCTTTACTCAAAATATTATTAACGCGTGTTTCAAATTCGCTTTCATTTGTTTTTCCTGTGCTATTTTCAAAAACTCCAAGTCTAACTTGGTCTATTAAATTATTTACATCTGTTTTTTTATCAGTGATAATAGAAATAATTGCCTCATTCGTTTTAGCATCTGTGATTAAATCACTAATTCCAACACTAAACGCACTTTGTTTCATATATTCAGTTACAATATTTTGTAAATCATCAATAAAATCGGCCGCCGCCATATTTCCAAATCCATTACAAACTCTATGAATAAGACCTTTAGTTCCTGAACCTAAAATTCCTTTATCCATTTGACCTCGCATATATTGGCCATTAATAATTTCAATGACATTATTAGATGTTGTCGACTTTTCAGTGTCTCCATCAAATTGTTTATTTTTTATTTTTAAAGACATTGGTGGTAATATTTGTGATAATATTTCAAAACTAGATACCTTTTCTCCACTCGGTCTTTTTAGTTTGCTAATGTCTACACGTTTAAACATCATTAATAAATTCATAGCATCTTTTTGTGTAAAACTAATATTTTCTCTAGTAAAACGATATGAACCAAGCATTGAATCTTGATAAATTCCAATAATTGCGGAATTATTTGCTGGACTAATTATTTGATACGGCACTGCTGCCAAATTTTTTAACTCGGATTCTGCCTCTGGATCTTGAGGCATATGTAAATTCATTTCATCTCCCAATGAATCCCAAAGGTTTCCCAAAGGGGTGGAGTACACCTTGTGCCTCATTAGGTTGATTAGACCATCATTTGAGACCCGCGAGCATCTACTCTCTGAACCTTCCCCAGTGCTCTATCATAACGAGTTTAGGGGCTTGGCTGCGGATTACCTATTTTGTCCTTATTATATAAATATAATAGTAGGACGCATCAATCACTTTTTTACCGTTGGGTTCGGCTATTAACCGAGTTCCTCATATAAGTTTCCTAGTATGAGTGGTAGTGAAGGCTTTAAGGACTTCCCGTCAATTTGGACGCGTTGCCAAACTATTCTTTAAATTAGTAATAAATTCCATTGCTGATTTTTTACTTTCATCAAGTGGAATATGAACTCCGCCAAAATCGGCTTTTATTCTGTCAATATAAACATACCAACCATATTGCGAATTATATTTATTCAAGGGTTTAATGTATTTTTCAATATCATCATCAATTGCGATAATGTTTTTAAACCTTTCTTGTTTTTTATCTTTGTAATAACTTATTACGCCATTAGATACACGTTTTTTACTTTCGTCAGTATGAGTGAATGACTTACCGCCATTTTTCAAGTTATATCCTAATGGATATAAACTATTTAAAATGCTGATATAGTATATCTCTCTTTCATCAGATTGCAAACATTCGCAATATTCAAGCAATTCAACAACAAAATCATCAACCCCGTATTTTCGGATAGCGTTGTTTAAATAATGAGATTGATTTTTCTTTGTTGAAAATGCTTCTGATATATGACAATTGAAACGCCGTGTATATCCATATGGTCTATACCTCTTATGGTTTAATATATGAGACACTGCTTGTCCTACATATATTTTTCCAGAAGTTAAACAAGTTATTTTATAAATTTCGCAATATCTTTCAGTTGGATTGTCTAGTGTAACGTTTGACAGATTAAATTGTTTTGACGGTTCCATTATACTACTTGCATTTTTGTGTTTAAGTTGTTTTATAAAGAATAATTTGACTATGGGGTTTCACGCTTTTAGCGCCCCATGTTTTCGACAGAGCATTTATCGAAGTCAGCATTGTATGGTTTAGTATCGGCAACGTTCATCCGAAACGTGTCACCAATCTTCATAATTCTTGCAATATGACACATCATACTCATTCTATGAAGGGTCGGTTGTCTATTAAATAAAATAGCATCTCCGTCCATCATATGTCTGTGTACAACATCTCCTTCTTCCAAGACAATAGAAGCCCTGTCTAGATACCGTAGAGTGATAGATTTTCCATCACTTCTATCTAAAATTTTTGCTCCAGGCCAAACATCAGGTCCATTTTGAACCAATTTTGTAAGGAAATCTTTATTAATACGATTCACAATAACAGGTTTTGTAATATTTTTAGCAATTTTCATAGGAATTCCGAGTTCTCTAATAGAAATATTAGGGTCGGCCGTGATGACTGAACGGGCACTAAAATCAACACGCTTTGCCATAAGATTCCCTCTCATTCGCCCACCTTTTCCATTCAATCTGTCCTTAATAGATTTAAACGGCCGTCCAGTGCGTTGTGCGGCAGGGCTAGCACCTGGCAATTTATTATCAATTTGACTAGCAACGTGATATTGTAAAACCATAGTCCAATCATTAATAATATTTTCAGGAGCATTATTTTGTATTTTTTCTTGAAGAGTTTTATTAGTTTTAATAATGTTAACTAAAATATGACTTAAATCATCTTCAGAACGCTGTTGTGCGTCGTGTTTAACAGATGGTCTTACTGCTGGAGGCGGAACAGCAAGCACTTGGCAAATCATCCAATCTGGTCTAGACCAAGTAGGACTAAAACCCATAAAAGTAACATCTTCGTCAGATATTCTCCTAAATATTTTAAGAACTAATTCTGGTGTTAATGGAACAGAAATAAACGGTTCTCCTTCGTCGCTAGTATTAATCCATTCGGCAGATAATGAAGCCATTCCTTCTTTTTTATACTTTTTAGGCTGTAAACACCCGCAACCATCTTCAGTATCTTCACCACATCTTTTTATATTTTTACATAAATCAAATACATATTTCCATCTTTGTTGATTTTTCATATTTAACGCTTGATTGTATTTTTCTTTTGAAATTAATAATTTACTACATTTAAAACAAATACATCTGACAATTTTTTGAATTGTACTCAAATATTGTATATAAAATACTGGACGGGCTAATTCAATGTGTCCAAAATATCCAGGGGTTTGCATATAATCTAATCCATCAGTTGGACAAATTAGACCAGGCTCCAATACTCCCATTCTTGGGTCAAACAGACCATTAATCACTGGTTTATTATTAATATACGTATCTCTACTAGTAATTTCAGCCACAGAACCTTTACGAATTTCTTCTGGCGATAATATACTAAATTGTATTCCAATCACTTTAGCACAATTAATATTCTTGGTATTTCCAATATTTTTTGACATTCTTCTTATATATAATAAATAATATTTAGATTGTTTAATTTCAATTTTATTTTTAATTTTTATTCATTTTTTATTTAATTTGCATTTCTATTAAATAAAAAAATTGAATATACTTAAACATATGTTGCATTATTAAATATAAGAATGCCACGAGATATTAAATCTAAAATGTCAAAAAAGGAATTATCAAATAAAAGAGAATATAATTTAAGAAATAGAAAGAAGTGTAATGAAGAATCATCGTCTGATTCTTCAGATGATGACGAAGAAGAAGAAGAAGACGAAGACGAAGAAATAGATGTTCATGAATATCGCAAATTATTGCACGACATATTTCCATCTAAACATTTAAAAAATAAAATTCGTTCGGGTGATAAATTGATAACCGCATTACAAAACGATAAAAAAAATATTTCGTGTAAAAATAAAAAATGTTGTAAAAAAGATGCAGAAGAAGATGAAAAAGAAAAAGTTGTAAAGTCAAAGAAAATAATCAAAAAAACAAAGAAAACATCGATAGTGCTAAGTGACAGTGAAGAGGATGACTCAGATTCCGAATATATAGGTTCTTCTGATTCAGACGACGACGAGGATGAAGAGGATGAAGAGGATGATGTCAGCCACGGCAATAAGTTTAAAATTACATTAACTATTGGAAATAATGATGAATATGACGATGAAGATGAGGATTGGGACACTTGCTCTGATGATGATGATGGTGAAATTACAGAAGATGAAGACGAGCCTGTAAGTTCAGATTCGGATACTGATACAGAAGATGAAGAACCAGTGACACATAAAAAACAAAAAATAAGCAAAAATAAAAAGCAGTCTAATAATGATATAAATGAACTACCTGAATTAATTGGTAAATCAAGTGAACACTCAGTCGCTGAAAACGAAGTTCTATTAACCTCTCTAAAAGAGATTCAAACTAAAAATAAGGATAATTATTTAGTGAATAAGTGCCTTCGCATATGTGAAGAAACTATACAAATAAATAAAAAAAAAAATGATAAAAAAATGAAAAAACAACAACAAAAAAATGAACGTATATTTAAACGCATTATTCGCGATAAAAATGTTATGAATGATTTTGATTTCTACAGTAAGTTAGATGTTGTTAAACAAAACACAATTATTAAGGAACTTAAAGAAATTAATAAAATTATACGTGTTGAAAAACCTTATCGACTGACTTTGTTGGAATCAGATATTCCTGTTATATTTAAAGCAGCCGCTATGAAAAAAATCAGTTCGTTAAAACATATGGAACCTGGGAGTGGAGAATATTATAAAATTAAAAATTGGGTTGATACATTTATGAGAATACCATTTAATAACTATAATAATTTGCCCATTACAATTGAAGATGGAGTTGATAAATGTCACGAGTTTATGGCATCGGCTCAAAAAACACTTAATGATGCGGTATATGGTCTAAATGACGCAAAAATTCAAATCATGCAAATGTTGGGGCAATTAATTACTAATCCCAAGGCAATTGGAACATCGATTGCGATTCATGGCCCTCCAGGAACAGGCAAAACGTCGCTTGTGAAAGAAGGCATTAGTAAGATTCTTAATCGACCATTTGCGTTCATCGCCTTAGGAGGAGCAACTGATAGCAGTTTCTTAGAAGGACACGGTTATACTTATGAGGGTTCAACTTGGGGTAAAATCGTTCAAATTCTGATTGATAGTAAGTGTATGAATCCAGTCATTTACTTTGATGAATTAGATAAAATTAGCGATACCCCAAAGGGTGAGGAAATAGCAGGTATATTAACGCATTTAACAGATACATCGCAAAATTCACAATTTCACGATAAATACTTTACAGAAATTGATTTTGATTTGAGCAAATGTTTATTCATATTTAGTTACAACGATGAATCAAAAATTAATCCAATTCTTAAAGATAGAATGTATCGCATTCAAACAACAGGATACAATCAAAAACAAAAGACCACCATTTCAAATAATTATTTGTTGCCAAGAATTCGCGAGCAAGTAAAATTTACAGCGGCTGATATTATTATTGCGGACCAAACAGTTCATTACATTATTGAAAATCATTGTAACAAAGAAGATGGTGTAAGAAATTTAAAGAGATGTTTAGAAATCATTTATACAAAATTAAACTTGTATCGATTAATGAAGCCAGGAGCAAATTTATTTGAAGAAGATATGTCTATAAAAGTTGAATTCCCATTTACAGTCACAAAAGATATTATTGACAAACTTATTAAGAAAACGAATGCTTTAAACGCATCATTCTCTCATTTATACACATAAGTATAAGTCTTTCTCTTCTTCTTATAAGTCTTTCTCTTCTTCTTATTCTTATAAGTATTTCTTTTTCCTCCAGTTTTAGATGATTTGCGTTTTTTTCCAGTTAAAGAAGGCAATAACGAAGGCAATTGTCCAGTAGAAATATATAATTGTATTTCTGTTGCACTAAATACTTTTGCAGGTTCAATAATTTCATTGTATATTTGCTCGGTAAAATCCTTATAAAACCATTCATATTTACTACGAAATGATATTATTCCTGAACCATCTATCAAACTAGTATAAGCATCTTTACGAACTATTGTTGCCGACATTTCTACTCCATCGACTGCAATTGGAACAATCGCACACGTTTTTATATCTACTGCTGCCGTTGTTACTGCAGTTTTTGCTGCCCTTACTGCTATAGGTTGTATAAAATTTAGTTTAGTAGAATCTTCTGCTTTATCTCCAGCAACGTGTGTTATATGAATGTGTTCTATATCTTCTATATCTCTATTCTGTAAATCGTGAACAATATATTCTGATACATCAGTAGATGGGCTTTGCATCTCTTTAATTATATATTCTCCTTCTAATTTGCTCCTAATAAATGACGATTTTAGTTCAAATGTTATTGGATTATCTAGTGTCCTTATTTTTTTAGGTCCACTTCCTAATAATATTAATGGTGTTGAATGATTTTCGTTCGCGGTTGTAACAAGTTGGGTTAAAGCAGCAATATGTCCATTATGTGGCGGATTTAAACGACCTATAAAATAATAAAAACTAATGTCTGTTTCACATAAATTTGACTGAAACGCATCATCTAATTGCTGCGATTCATTAAATAATGTTTCCGTTTCGTCTTGAATTTGTGAGTTTAAATTCTCAATATAATCATCTATTTTATCATCTCCTATAGTAGAAGATACGGATTTATGTCTTTTTAAGGGTGAACCTAGCATATATATATATTATATGATACAAAATTATGATTGATAAATGGGTTTTAACTGTATGTAAAATAATATAAAGAGTATATAATATTATTTTATAATGACTACAAACGCATATAAACAAATAGACTCAAATCAATCTATAGAACATAAATTACTTATTACTATTAACGAACTAACAAATAATTTATTGGATTCTTTAGATACAGTAAATATTATATTGTCAACAATGCAAAATAATGTGACAAAATTAGATAACGAAATTATTTCCAATAATTATAATAATTCAATTAATGTATATAATGTTTCTAAAGTATCTAATGTAAAAAGTGAATTTATTAATTTTAAAAATAGCATTGAAAGTGCTATTGAAGATATAGAAGACCATTGCGAACATGAATGGATTGATGACCTAATTGATATTACTCCTGATAGATCGCAACATATAACATATTGTAAACATTGCGAAATAACTAAATAATTACTTCCTTTTTATTCCGAGGGAGAAGTCTCAGAAATGTTTCATTTTAATACTCGTTATAAGGCACATTGTTTCCTCCACGGTCTCTTAAATAATTGTATTGGTCAACAGTCATACAAGCACAGCCAGTGCTTGTAGAATATGCATTAGGACAACATTCTGGTTTAAATTGTGTAGTTGCAAACAAATCTAATTCTCCATCAGGCAAAGGGATTGGTTGTTTAGGGCGGTCCCATATAGATTTAACGCCAGTATCAGGGGTTGTTCCAGGACTATACGTTAATGTCGGCATAGACCATTTAGATGGATTCATAATATAATCTGGAGCCTTTGAACTACTAAATTCAGACCCATATGATACATTATTACCACCAATAAACCCTTCTTTTTTGGCAAAATTTTTAACCATTGTTAAACCTTCTATAAGGCCTACTTTACTACACGAACATAGCATATGTCCCCACATAATCCAAAAAACAACAACAATAATTATCAATATTTCTAATCTAACTTTGTATGAACCAAATGAAATCTCCATATTATACATATTAATTAGATAATATTTTTTATATATCAAAAATAGAGTCTATATTGTAATTATAGTCATGATACATTTTAGAACCTGATTTAAAATAATTATTTGAAATTAATAAATTATATAACTTTTCTTTGTCTTTTATAATTCCTAAATTAGGTTTATTTAATTCCACAATTCCATAAACTATTCCTCCTGTAGATAATATATCTCCTACATTTATTTGACTAATCGATTTTTTACTATGCAATAAATTAATAATAGTATTTTTATGTAGACCTTTATCTAACATGGGATTAATATTTTCTGTAGCATTTATAGACTTATATTGTAAAACTGTAAGCAATTTATCTCCATAAATTTCATCCCAATCTGTAAATGTGTGTCCATTTAGTAAAATTGTTTTAGTTGAAGTATTTAAACAATACAAATAAGGTTCTGTATAATTATCAATTAAACGCGCCTCAGGATGTTCACTAACTTGTATCCAAGATTCATTATAATTTACGATATGACTTTCACTAACAATAATACCATTTAAATTATACATTTGTAAATCACTTGATGTTACCTTAATAGTAGACATAATTGTAACATTATTTTGTAAAATATCACCTGGTCTTAACTCTTCAATCTGTTTAGTTGATAAATCGTTTAAAATAAATGTAGTATTTTTGTCAAAACATCTTAGTTTAGGTATTCCTGATGTTTGGACGTGTAATATTTCAGTCATAAAATATATAATAATAGACAACGGTATAGCAATTGATAAAAATACAACAGTTGTAACAGCGGCGGCAGGCCATGTAAATGGCAATATCCATAACCCAACAACAATCACCACTATAGTAATTAATACCTTAATTATTAGTTCTAAAATCGCACCCATTAATGATTGTAATGTATAATAACTTCCCAACATAGTGTATAATCCAGCAGTCATAACTCCTTGAATTTTATTAAATGCGTCAATCAGTGAAATAAATATTTTTTGTATAGGTATCATAACATTAAATATTCGTTGAAATACGTCTTCTGTAAAATGTTGTATACTGTCCCTTATTAAACTAACAAATTCTCTAATTTTATCAATACTATCTGAAAGCATACTAAATACGTTAGTTAATGAACTTATCATAAATTGAAACGGAGCCAGAGCATAACCTGTAATATTTACCAATATATTTTGAACACAATACTGAAAATTTTCACCAGTATATTCAAATTCCGTTTTCCCTTCTGGCTTTGTAATGTATCCTGCGAATGGCATATTTTGCGGTTTACATCTTTGATTAACCCAATCATCCGCAATCGATTGTCTTGTTTGCATAACTTTACAGTAAGAATAAACTAAAAATACAAATAATGTCATTGCAATAAAAATAATAACTGAATTTCCATATAAATCATAGTAGCCTAATTTATCGTATAATTTATTAATAAATGTAATTGATTTATCATTATTATCCATATATATACAACCTTTAAAAAAGGTTGTTCCAAACAAACAAACTTATTTAAAAATGTTTGCCTTAATTTAATACAACTAACAACATTTTACATACTTTACTGAATAATATTAAATATTAAATAATATAAATACATTTTATCATATCCTTATATTATGGAAAATAAAACATATCCTTATAAAAAAATATCGCATTTTAGAGATATATTAAATATGAGTAATAAACCAAATAAAATTCTTCCTTATACAGATAAACAATTTGAAGAAGATTTAAAAAAATGGTTTACCGAAACAAAAAGATAAAATAAATTTATTGAAGCATTTGAAATGAGAAAGGGTTTACACGGTTGTATTGTTGTTTTTAAACTGTTGTATTGTTGTTTGGCACAACCTTTTAAAAGGTTGTATTTTTTGTTAGTTCATCATCTTCCCAATCCCAAAATGTTTTACTGCCTATTGGGATACGCCTAGTAGTTGTAATAATGCAAGAAAACCAATCAGTATGAACTTGCCTTTGTAAAACTGATTCTGTATGTTCTTTCACCATTATCCATTCGTTAGTTTTGATATCTAAAATAAAATGTTCTCCTGTTACATAAATAATGTCACCGTTAACTCCTCCTTTTATTTTATATAAACATTCATCCTTTAAATTCGCAATTTTCATAACAGAAAATACTTTTCCTCCATCTTTTAATTCAGCACCTAAAGGTAAATCTTGCATTTTATAAATAGTTCCATCACTTACTTGTACTAAAGTGTCTGGATGAAAACAGGAACCAATAGCCTGAACCAGTTGTCCAGGAGGTCCTGCCCAAGCACTATTCATTGTTTTAATTGAGCCATCTAATACATACATAATAGTTACAACTATGCCAATCATTTTGCCAACCATATCTTTAATGCTAATTATCATTTTTTGAAATTCAATAATCATATTTAAAAATACACCAAAAATGCTCTGAACAATGTTGCTTACAAAATCCCTAGTTCCGCTAAATAAAAAACGTATTTGATTAATAGATTCATTAAAATTTGAACTCATAGATGATAAAGAAGAAATCATATAATTCATTGGTTGTAATAAATAACCCATTAAATTTACTTGCGTGTTTTGAACACAATAATTAAAATCATCTGATATATTTTCAGAAAAGATCCAATAAGGTGGATTGCATCTATACAATGGCCAATTTTCTTTAATTTCTAATGCCGATTTAAAATACATCATTACTATTATTTGTGCGACAAACCCTAAATTGACATATAGTAAGTTTAAATAATTATTCATAGTCGGCATGATTTATATATTATTATTAGATATATTATTTTTAATGGTGACGACGATGGGATTTGTTACATTTATTAGTTCTTTTTTGTTTTTTAGATTTTAAATTTTTAGAATTATTAGAATTATTAGATTTATTAGATTTATTAGATTTATTAGATTTATTAGATTTATTAGATTTATTAGATTTATTAGATTTATTAGATTTTAATTTTTTTCCTTTACCTCCACTCAGACACCCCCATTTTAAACTACCACCTTTTAAACCTAACTGTTGTTGATTAAGTGCTACTTGAGCCGTGCATGAACTACCTTGTCCTACACAAGAATCATAACCAGCATTCACATTTCCAGCAACTGTTGTCTGCGTTATATTGTTAACATTTGATTGGCTTGCTCCATTATCATTCATACCATATAAGTTCATTTTTGGAACAATTAATTGTCCTCCTCCTATACGTTGTCTTTTACTTTTACATATTTGTTTTCGTCGTTTAGCCCCACCCTTTGTGCAGTTTCCACCTAAACAAGACAGTTGCTGTTGATTTGCTACCCCTATTAAATTTGCCGAATTGAATACACCTGTAGCCCCAGGTTTAAGAGGCATAATTTGTTGAGGTGACATACCTAATGTTGACGCATCCATATTATATAATATTACATTATATAATAAGTATTTAAAAATATCATTCTAAAATAGTAATATAATGAACTCTGAACAAAAACTTCATTTACAAAATATGATTTCGGCTAATAATGTAGAAGACCAAACAGATTTAATCCGGAATTTAAAACATAGTCACATTTTACGTGACGACATTAATGCTTTAATTATGTTGAAGGTTAAGCACAATGATGATTTAGATGCTATTGCGATAGACGCAATGATTGAATGTAATTTTTTATTTACATATTATACCGACATTTATAATAAGGTAAAAAAGGATGAAATTGATTTAAAAATTTTGTTTAAATTTTTAGATGTATTGCGAGATATAGAAGATGGTAAATTAGGACAACATGATGGGTCATATGAAGTTGGAATGCTTTTAAAACAAATTTATGTTGACAGTGCTTTAAGAAAGGCAGCAAAATTAAACGCAACTACTGGAAAATGCGAACCAGAATATAAGGGTCCACAAGTAGATATATCTTGGAAACAATTTAAAACGTTGCATAATAAAGTGTAACATTTGTTATATTTGTTAAACATTTTTATCAATTGTTACTTCTTTAGAAACATTGCTAATAATTTTCCCAATGTTTTTGTTAGTTTCGTCATGTGTTGAACCAGACATAGCATTACTAACAATGTTTAAATACATATTGTTTTTCTTGGAATCACTATCCGTGCAATCTGGATTCGCTCGTTTCCATTCGCTAATCTTTTTTATATTTTCATTCGCTATTATTTTAATAGCCCTGGTTAGCAATGGTTTCTCTATATCCTCTTTTGTCCATTCATCATTATCTTTAATATAGATGATTTCACGTTTCACATCACTACAATGCATGGGTCTTCTGTATTGTTCCATATTATTTAAATTCCGTATAACAATTTTACTAATGCCTTCTACGTATCCTACTCGACCTGTGGTTTCCAAATCTGTTAGTTGTAGTTGAATAGAACTAACAAATTCATCAATATTTAAGGCATCTTTGCATGTTTCATTAAGAAAAAGATTCAGGTTAAATGTGTTGTTATGTGAATTCGTAGTTACATTTGATATATTATTTGTAATCGTTTTTTCCTTGGAGAATTCTATTAATGATTTTTGAAGTTCGCAATTTTGTTGCAATAAATTGATGATTAATTGTTTATCTGTTATATCTGTTGGTCCATTTATTAGTATAACGCATTTTTTAGTATGCCTCCATAATCCAGCACGGTCATTAAAAATTTTTTGACAATTTTTACACGTATACTTTTTACCGCATAATGTAGTATTGTTATCCGTTGTTAAATCATCTAAATTGTGTTTTTTGCTCTCACTATGATTTTTAAAACTGCTTTTTTTAGACGTTCCATAGTCACACTTTTTACAGTAATATTTAAAGCATAAATTATCATTTAATGCGTTGTCTTTTGTTGTCATTATGCTTATATTATGACAACACAAATAATGTCTAAATCATTATTTTAAATAAAAAATAAAAAACTGTCATCACATATTTTAAAAACAGTAAATATTTTTAAGAGCATTATGGTCTAAACCCATTTTTAAAAATATTTTTTCAAATCTTTATTTAGGTTTCTGAAAATGGACATTTATAAATGTCCAAAACCGAAAAGTCAATTCCAGATTCAGAATGAAAAGTTCAACTTTATATGTTATATTTTTTAACTTAAGGAACTAGTTTATATCCAATTTATAATTTTCTTAAATATTAAGATCTTGTTATTATTTATAATGTCAACATATTTATTAACGTTTGGGGCTGGTGGGCAAAATTATTATGATGCTGTAAATAGATTAACAACCCAAGCAACAAATTTAAACTTTTTTGATAAAATAATTGGTTATACAGATGCTGATTTAAAAAATGATTTTGAATTTTGGAATAAACACGGTGAATTTATTCTAAATAATAGAGGTTGTTATGGCTATTGGGCAAATATTAATAGAGGTTACGGCTATTGGGTATGGAAATCATACATAATAAAAAAAACTATGGAAACAATGTTAAATGGGGATGTATTATTGTATCTTGATTGTGGCTCTGAAATTGATATTAATAAAAAGCAACAAATAATGGACCATTTTAATTATGTAACGAATGATTATATTATTAGTACTACTGTAGATAATGATTCTATTATTAGTCTTAGATTTCCAGAAAAAAATTGGACGAAAATGGATTTACTGTTACAGTTAGATATGTTAGACGAGACATATTTAAACACCCCTCAGCATCAATCTGGCACATTATTAATTATGAAATGTGATAAAACGGCAGAAATTGTAAATAAATGGTATGAATTAAGTTGTGATTATCACAATATCGATGATTCTCCTTCAATTAATGCTAATTTATCTTGTTTTATAGAACATAGACACGACCAGTCTATATTAAGTTTATTACTAAAAAAAAATAATGTATGTTGTACTCGCAATTTATCGAATTGTATAGAAATTAATAGAAATAGAACGGGTAAAACCATGATTAACCATAATGTTACACAAAATAACCAGAATAATAATGTTACACAAAATAACCAGAATAATAATGTTACACAAAATAACCAGAATAATAATGTTACACAAAATAAACAAAATAAACAAAATAAACAGAATAATAATGTTAAACAAAATAAACAGAATAATAATGTTAAACAAAATAAACAGAATAATAATGTTAAAGAATAATAATGTTAAACGAATAAATAATGCCAAACAACCAAATAAATAATATAATATATAAAAACATCATCCCAATCGGGGGATTATTTTAACAGAAGAATATAGTAAAAACAAAAAATTGATTTATAATTATACTGATAAATACAAGTATAATTATACTAACAATGTTATCATTTTCAAAAATTCCAAATCCATTATCCATCTTTAGTAAGAATAAAATTTCGATAAAAACGGAACCAATGATGGTAGACAAAAATTATTTAGAATCGGGGACAGACATTGCTTGGGAAGATACAATTCCATTCACATTTCCAATTACTGGCGGACGGGTAATAAAAGTATATGATGGTGATACAATAACTATTGCGTCAAAATTGCCCTATGATGCATCGCCATTATATAGATTATCTGTTAGATTAAATGGTCTAGATGCCCCAGAAATGAAGAGTGGTTCAAAAGAGGAACATGAAGCGGCTACATTGGCCCGAGATTTTGTTGCCGATTTAATATTAAATAAATATGTTACTTTAGATAATATTAGAAGTGAAAAATATGGTCGTATTTTAGCAGATGTATATATTGATGAAATGTGTGTAAATGATATGCTAATTAAGGAACGATATGCCGTCAAATATGATGGAAAAACTAAAATTAAACCTAGTTCGTGGTTGAAATATAGACTGACGGGAACAACCTTGTAAAAAGTGTTTGTTTTATTTATAGGAGTTATTTATATCTTTTTTTATGTGTAATATTTCGACGACGTTTGCACGTATATTGGGATTTAAGTTTTTTATATTTGCGTTTTTTATATTTGCGTTTAGTTTGTTTACTGCCACCACTTTCTGTTGCTGATGATGCTGGAATAAAGTTAAATGTTGGTTCTACACCAGTTTCAAGAATACATTCTAAAAATCCATACGTGTGTTGACAGTCTTCTAATATATAGTCAATATTATCATTCTTAAATGTTCCGCCATTTAAACTGGCAGACACTTCATCATCCAATTCAGTTCCTCCTGTTCCTACAATGTATTGATTTATTTCCATAGTATCTCCATTATGAGTTACAAATTCAATTTTTCCTTTTTGATATAAATGTAAATCCGCGCATAAATAATAATATTTTAACATATTATTTGTAATATTGTTTATTTGTTGTAATACAGGTTCAAAATTTGGAATATCATTTAATACCTTTGATTCACCTTCTTTCATTTTAACTCCTATAATTGGATGATGTCCTGAAATAATAATATGTTTTAACCCAACCATATTATCTGTTATAGCCTTAAAAATTTGGGCATTTTGGTATTCTATTAATTCCTCTTTTGTAGCAAACTGTTGTTGTTCCGTATTTTCAAAAAACTTATTATAACACGGTAAATAATCATTAATATCGAGTGTATACAGACTAGTATCAATCATCAGACATAATGTATCATTCATTCGTTGAGATTTAAATAAAACTAAATCAACATTCGTGTTTAATGTCGACGCAACCTCTGATTGTATAATAAAACAATCCTTTTCAGCAACGAGTTTGTCCGGTTCGTTCTCAATAAATAAATTATTTTTTAAGTTTGTTTCTAAATCGTGATTGCCTAAAATCATATTAATTGGAATGCCTGTTGGCAATAAGTTAAACCCATTAGATAAATTTGTTGGTTTAATTATTTTTGTTTTTACTTTGTCTTGTTTGCCTGTTTTACTATTAATGCTTTTAATTTGTTTTTTATCTGGATAATAATTGTCTCCAGCAACAATTATAAACTCAACTGGTTGTTTATGTACATATGTGTTTAATGTTTCCATAACTTGGTTTAATCCTAACCCATTATTGACATTTAAATTATTCCAACACCCAAAATGAACAAATTTGGCAATAGACATACATTAATAATATAATTTTAAATTGAAATAATTTTTACATTAAAATTTTTTATTAAATTAATATAACGACCTAATCATGGAAAATAAAAAAATAACGGATAGAGATTTATTAAATAATAAATGTAAGTATGATGTTGATACATTAGAAAAAAATGTTAAGCATCTAAATAATAAAATATTAATTAACACTCAAAAGTTAACCCCATCGTTTTGTATTAAATATTTATTTGATATGGATATTAGTTCTGGAAGCGAAGATTCTTATTTATGGGATGTTCCATATATTTTAAATAGACAACCACACATTACTGAACAAGAATTATACGATGAAATTAAATTACAAAATAAATAATGTTGTTTTTCGCGTAGATACGCCTTAAGACTTCGTTGAAAACCTTTTTTCTTACTTTGAAAAGTTATAAAAGGTTGTATATATATATATGTATCACATTACAAACTATACTTATAAAAAAGCGCGTAAATTAGGCTTCCAAGTTAAACCATCAACTAACAAAACTAAAAAAATAGATGTATACAAACATCATAAAAAAATAGCAAGTGTTGGAGCAAATGGGATGAATGATTACCCAACATATATCCGAAAATTCGGTATTACATTCGCAAAAACTAGACGGCGACTATATAAAAAACGCCATGAAAAAGACCGACATAAAAGGTTAAGTAAAGGTTGGTTGGCTGATAAATTGCTATGGTAGTATACTTTTGTTATATTTTTTTAACAGTATAATGGTATTATAACTTTGCTTACAACGTTGCTTACAATTGTATTATAACTTTGCTTATAACTTTGCTTATATTTTGCTTATATTTTGTTATACTTTTCTAAAAAGTATAAAAAGTATAAAAAAGTATAATAAAGACTAAACGCATAGTTTATAAATGCTGGTATCATTAGTAATTGTGGAATCGCCGGCCAAATGTAAAAAAATAGAATCTTATTTAGGCCCAGGTTATAAAGTTATTGCCTCCTACGGACATTTAAGAACGATTGATGGGTTATCGGCAATAGACGTTAAAAATGGATTTCAACCTACATTTTCTATTATCCAAGAACCCATAAAACTAAAACAAATTGAAAAAATAAGGAATGAAATTGCCAAGGCAGATGAAGTCATATTAGCGACAGATGATGACAGAGAAGGGGAGGCAATTGCGTGGCATATTTGTGACCTATTCGGACTATCTATTATAAATACAAAGCGTATTATTTTTCACGAAATTACTGAAAATGCTATACAATCGGCTATTTCCCATCCTAAAAGAATTAATATGGATGTCGTATATGCTCAACAGTCAAGACAAATTTTAGATTTGTTAGTTGGATATACAATTTCTCCAATATTATGGAAAGGTGTATCTATAAAAAATCTATCTGCTGGTCGCTGTCAAACCCCAGCATTGCGTCTAATTTATGATAATTATTTAGAAATAAAAAAATCGCCTGGTAAGTTAGTATATAATACAACTGGCATTTTTACAAATCTTAATTTATCATTTGAATTAAATAAACAATTTGAAACTGAAGAATCTGTAACAGATTTTTTATCAAAATGTAAAGATTTATATTTTCTTTTTTCTTTTAATGTTACAACTCCTAAAAAGGTGTTTAAAAAAAATCCCGAACCATTAACAACATCCGCATTACAACAACTGGCATCAAATGAACTACACTTGTCCCCTAAATGTACAATGACCTACGCCCAACAATTATATGAAGGAGGATACATTACCTATATGAGAACCGATTCAAAAAAATATAGTAATGATTTTGTCAATAGCACAAAATCATATATTGCCGATATTTATGGAGAACAATATATAAATCCAGGTGTAGATACGTTTGTTATAAATAATGAATTAGTACAGAGGAAGAAAAGTGTCGCTGAAAAGAAGGGAATTCCTCCTCCACAGGAGGCGCATGAGGCAATTCGCCCAGTTAATATAGCCTGTCGAAAAGTATTAGAAGAATTAGATGTGAAAGTTGCCAAATTATATAATTTAATTTGGCAACGAACAGTAGAATCGTGTATGCCGTCAGCACAATATAATTCTATTAGTGCAAAAATAACAGCACCAGATAATGCTGAGTTTGTATATAAATCTGAACAAGTTATTTTTCCAGGATGGCAGATTGTAGAAGACAAATTTGAAAAACAATCACCAACATATACATACATTTGTACTCTTAAGCAACCCAATATACAAATAAAACCCAAAAAAATAGAATCCAAATTTACTTTAAATGAATTAAAATTACATTATACTGAAGCACGTTTAATTCAACTTTTGGAAGACAACGGCATTGGTAGACCATCTACATTTGCTGGACTGATTGATAAAATACAAGAAAGAAAATATGTTGAAAAACAAAATATAACAGGAAAGAAAATATCAGGCAATCATTTTATATTAGATGAAAATAATGAATTACAAACAACGCATTGTATAAAAGAGGTAGGAAATGAGAAAAATAAATTAGTTATTCAACCACTTGGCATTATCATAATTGAATTTTTGCTAACAAATTTTGATGTATTTTTTAATTATGAATATACAAAGACAATGGAAGATTCTTTAGATTTAATAGCAACAGGACAAAAAACTTGGAATACATTATGTTGTGAATGTAATGATACATTAACAACTATAACCAGTTCGTTGACCGAAATGAAAAAATTTAGTATCCAAATAGATGCGGAACATACACTTATAATTGGTAAACATGGCCCTGTTATAAAAAGAGTTGACCCAACTAATTTAAAAAATGTATCTTTTTTACCGACAATTAAAAATTTAGATATAGACAGTTTAAAACATATTCCCAATTTATCATTAGAACATGTAGTTGATAATATAATAACTGGCAAAGATGCTATAGGCAAATATAAAGGCAATGATTTATTTATAAAAAAAGGGAAATATGGAACATACGCCCAATGGGGTAAAGAAATAAGGTCATTAAAGGATGAATCGTTTTCTGGTCCAATTGAAAAAATAGAATACATTAATGTAATACGTTTTTTAGAAAAAGAAACAGCATTAGATCCGACCAAACCAGTTGGGTTTGTTCGAGAGTTAAACGCATATATAAGTATTAGAACTGGAAAATTTGGAGATTATATTTTTTATAAAAAACCTAGGACAAAAACTCCAACTTTTTTAAAATTACAAGGGTTTAATAGTGACTATAAAACGTGTGACAAAGCATTACTTTTAAATTGGATTAAACAAATTTATAAAATAGAATAATATTATTTTTTTATTTTTTTAACAAGCGTTATTTTTGCGGAGTACATTCTCTTACTCTTCGGGAGAGAAAAAGGTTCTTTTAACTTCGCTGAATGGGTTAAAATAACATAAATATTTTATTATTATAAAATATATATGAAAATTTATTATACTGGAATTGGTTCTAATAAAACAGGAGAGCATACCGAAAATGAATTTTTGAATATTATGAATAAAGAATTCACACATAAAACATGGAGTTGTGAAGTAGAAAAAATTCCAAGAGAATATCATTATCAACTTCAATTCAAAGATTGGTTTTTACCTGATGATTTTATATTTTTTACATTATCAGATTGGATAGAATACTCAGGTGCTGAATATATTTTTTACATTAACTAATTGGATTGAATAATTAGGTGCTGAAATAGGCGTTTTAGCGAAAGTAAGAAAAAAGGTTATAATTTGTTAGTTGTTTTCCTATTTTTGGAATTGTATTAAATCTTGGGCAGTTCGTATGCTATACACACGTTCTTGTTGAGGGTTTAAAAGAGTAAACTCCAACATAAATGAATAGTCAAATGTTCCAAACTCAACGGCTTGTCCATTATGATATCTGATTTTTATTTTTAATTTTCGAATTCTCTCTGCTGGTGGATTAAAGAATTTATATGGTCCCATATTGTTATCAAACCATTGGGAAATAGGAGTTGTAGGAATTGCTATTTTAGCAAAGGATGAATTAACGATACCATTTGTTTCGTTTGTAGTTGCTGTAAATCTAGATATATTATATGGCGATGTCTCATCAATAAAATTTAAACCAGCAATCTCCATATACATGTATGCTGGTCCCATAAAATTAATTTTATATGTTGCTTCAAAAAAATATACATCTGAATCTGGTTCTGATGGAAGAAGCCAATACCCATTATCACCTATTTCTGAAACATCCCCATAATAAAATCTTGGAACTTTCTTATTTTTTGTAACAAAATCTGGATTAGTGTCTAACACAGTATTTGATACAGAATCGCATTTAGTTAAACCTAAAAACGGAGGTAATCCCCAATTTACCTCGCTTGGTAAAATATGTCTTCTTCCACACATTTGTGATATTAATTCGTTTGTAACAACAAACGTGCTACCATTTAGTAATACAAATTGGTCCGCTGTATTTCCAAACCATAATTTTTGTCCTACTGAATTATATACAATTTGAAATCTTGTGTACCGAATAAATAACGATTTAGCGGCCGCATATTTTACATTTTCTACATCATCTAAAAAATTGTGTATAATGACTGTAGCAGATTCGTTAAATTTATTTGTCAATTCTGTTGCCATTTGGACTGGATTATAAAATCCTTCTTCAATTATAATAGAAATTTCCACATTTATTTTGCTATATAATGCCGCAAAAATTGCTTCTGATAAAATGTCAGAATGTTTATGTTCGCCTGGATTATATAAGTTTATAAATTTATAGGACATATGAACATTCGCATTTAAAAGCGAAAATACATTATAATTTGCTGGAAATGACCAAGAATGTAATTTGACAGAAGCAACGTTTACATAATCTTGTGGCAATTCAATTTCAAACTCAGACGACATTGGATATTTCAACACGTCTCTATCTTCAGAGTTAACAGATACATATTTTTTTACTGAAAAATACTGATTCGCGTTTTCTATGAGAGAATGATTATTCATAATATTGTTTGTGCTGTTATAACTTTTTGAATTAAAATTACTCATATAATATAATATTGTGTAACGTTTTATTTATATATTTATTTTAATACATTATATTTAACAATGTATTAAAATAATAATGTATAACAATATATTAATATGTTAAATAGTCAAGCAAATTATAATGGTCGTCAGCCAAACAATACATCATATATTAAAAATTTTATACTAGGCAATAATGCTGAACTTTGGAAGGTAATAAATTATAAAGCATTTAACGTAATAACACCATCTACCAACCAGTTTAATAATTTATATATACCTGGCAATTTATATGTTGATGGAATTATAGCACAGCCTTCTGATGCTTATTTGAAAAATGACATAACAAATATAGAATCTAATTTATCTAATAAAATATTGGCATTAGAACCAAGTAGTTTTACATTTAAATCTGACACAACAAAATCTATACATTATGGTTTTATAGCACAAGAATTTGAAAAGGTATTTCCTGAAATGATTCAAATGAAGCCTGATAAAACATTGGATTCAATTAAATCAATTAACTATTTAGAAATTGTCCCTTTGTTAGTTCATAAGATACAAATGATGCAAAAAGAGATAGATATATTAAAGGAATTAATCAAATGAACAAATTATAAAATGAACAAATTATAAAATGAACAAATTATAAAATAATATCTACATTAATTATGAAAATAGAAACAGATTTATATACAATTTTAATGAATATGGCTTATGCCATAATTATTGCTGGATTTATTATTATATTAATAACGACTGGGACAACAAACCCAAATGGGTTATCGGCATTAATAGGAGGATATTCTGCGGTGTTAGTTGCCCTAGTATTTTGTGGTACAATCAATTGGATATATATAAATAACGACACAATGTATCCAATGTTTAAACTTTTAGCAATCTTGTTGAATATATGCGGTATAATAATGTTGCTAATAGTATATTTATCTATTTATTTTGAAAAAATAATAAGTGATAAGGTATCAAATTATTATTATTTATTTTCAAAATTATCAACTTGGTTTTTGATAGTTCAAATAGCAATGTTATCTCCCATATTTTTTTACAAAAAAGATGGTAAGTCATTAGACAAAACATTTTCATATATTTTATTTTTAGGATTGGTAAATACAATCATTGTTACAACTATAGGAATCGTTTTAAAATATTATAGCACACAAGGGTAACAACTTCTCTGTGAGTGAAAAAGTAATAAATTTTCTCAATAGGGTGCTTAAGCCTTAAGACTTCGTTGAAAACCTTTTCAAATGTAATATTATTTAATAAATTTATAAGTTAACCCATATTCGCTGGTTGTTTCCCATATTCCAGCAATTTTTAATAAAATCATGTTGTTATTTTTCTCTATATTTTCTGAAAAAATCTTAATATTACCATTTTTAAGTTGTTCAAATATTTTACATTGTGGGGTTTTGTTTTTAATTCTAGCCTTATTTAGTATACCCTCTTCAATAACTTTTATATGTTCAATAATGTCTTTATATATATTAATATCAAAAATGTATTTATATTTATTATAATATTTTTCAATAGAAATAGATGTAATAGAAAAACACAAATATATTCCGTTTAATACGAATGCTGGCGCCGAATAAATAATTCTAATAAAATGCCCATTATTCATAATATTATTTTTAATAGGGTCGCAAAAATACACACAATCTTCCTTATACTGATTCATATTTTTTACTATATTCATTATAATGATGTATTAATATGATGTTATGTTTTTAATATAATGCTGAATTATAATGAATATAGTAAAAAATATATAATTTATGTTTACAATTTAAATAAAAAATGTTAAATAAAATATAATAATGAAATTTCTCGAAACTCATTTTGAAGAATATATAAATGCTGTATCAAAACATAATTTACATCCAAAATTAGAAAAAAGTATGAATAATATTCCTTCTTCGATAGATAAAATGGGTAATTTAATTTTTTATGGCCCAAGTGGGGTTGGTAAATATAGTCAAATGTTAAATACAATTAAACGATATAGTCCAAGTGAATTAAAATATGAAAAAAAACTTAGTGTTACTTACGATAAAAAACAATACGTATTTAAAATCAGCGATATACATTATGAGGTAGATATGTCGTTATTAGGTTGTAATTCGAAATTATTATGGTATGATATACATCAACAAATAGTTGACATTTTATCAACAAAAACAGAAAAAAATGGAATTATAGTATGTAAAGAATTTCATAATATTCATAGTGAACTATTAGAAACATTTTATAGTTATATGCAAGAAAACAATTCGTCATTGATAAATATTAAATACATAATACTAACAGAAGAAATTAGTTTTATTCCAGACAGTATATTGAATTGTTGTCAAATTATACATTTAGCCCGCCCAACAAAAGCAATGTACAAAAAGTGTATTAAACCAAAGTTGTCTGCAAATGTTAATGTAGAAAATATAGTGAATATAAAACATCTACATGTTAATTTAACTGACCTAACACAGCCATATAAAATAATTTGTGACAAAATTTTAAAAGAAATGATAAATGTGAACGAATTAAATTTTTTAAATTTTAGAGATTTATTGTATGATATTTTTATTTATAATCTAGATATAACGGATTGTATTTGGTATATACTAACAAATCTTATTCAACTAAATAAAATTAAACAATCAGAATTGTCAAGAATATTATTAAAAACATATAGTTTTTTTAAATACTATAATAATAATTATAGACCAATTTATCATTTAGAAAGTTATCTATATTATTTAATTAACACCCTTTAACAAGGGTTGTATTATTGTTAGTTGTTTGTGAAAAACATTTTATTCAACAAAGTCTTTAAAAGGTTTATGGTATAAACAAATGTTACATTATACTAATTATTAATGAATATAACATTAGCATTAGAATTATTAGAAATATCATTAGATGATATAAAAATTACTGATTTAACTCAAGAATACATAAAAAAGAAATATCACAAAATGGCATTAAAACATCATCCAGATAAAAATGATAATACAATACATTCAACTAACAAGTTTCAAAAAATAAATGAAGCATATGATTATTTAACTCGAGAATTACATATGTCACAAAATGATGATTTTGTATTAAAGGATACCAAATTATATATTTTTATATTAACAACCTTTATTTCTACAATAATATCAGGTGAATATAATGAAAATTTTATTAATGTAATAAAGGAAATTGTAATAGGTTATAATGAATTATCTGTTATATACCTTAGAAAAATATTTGAAGATTTGGATAAACAGAAATCAATTTGTGTATATAAATTATTATACAAATACAAGGACATTTTATATATTACAAACAATACGTTAGAACTTGTTAGTTTAGTCATTAAAGAGAAGTATAAAAATGACAGCATTTTCATTTTGAATCCATCCATTAAGGATTTATATGATAACAATATATATAAACTCTATGTAGATAATGAGTTATATTTGGTGCCATTATGGCACAATGAATTATATTTCGATGCCCCAGATGGAGCAGAAATAATTGTGCTCTGTCAGCCTGCATTAACAGAACATGTAACAATTGATGAAAATAATAATATTTGTATTGATATACATATACAATTACAGGCTGAATTACTAAATGATGAATGTGTTAACTTTTTAGTCGGCGATAAGTCATTTTGTATACCTTTACATAAACTATATATCAAAAAGGAACAGGTGTATATATTTAAAGGGCAAGGCATATCTCACATTTCAGAAAAAGACATTTACAATGTTAGTTGTAAATCAGACATTATTGCGAAAATAATTATGTTATAATTTTGTTATTGATTCATTATATAATTTAGATACTACTGACCAATTTACATTATTAAGAAATGTTTTTGCGTATTTATTTAAATCCAATCCAAATTTTGATATATAAGCATGTTCCCACATATCCATTACAAGTATTATATCAACGCCAATTATTTCACCAGTATTAAATTCATTTATCCATGTATTAAATAATAATCCTGATTTTTTATCTCTACACAATGCTACGAATCCTACACCTGGAATAGTTCCAGTTGTTATAAAATTAGTTTCCCATGATTTAAACGAACCAAAATATTTATCTATATCATAACTTAATTTTGTATCTATTTTGTCCATATTTTCTCCACACATAACCCCAAAATATAGTTCATGTAACCGCATTCCATTATAAAATAATGAAAATTCCTTTTGAACAGCACTATATTCAACCATATTTTTTATATTTTGTGATTGGATATATTTTAATGCTCCATTTGTTGCTCCAACCAATCCTTCATATAATTTGAAATGTATTTTCATTAAATCATCATCAATCCCTTTAACTTTTCCCAATAAATAAGAAAAATTTATTGGTTTATAAGTAATCGAATGTATTCTATTTTTACGTGTTTTAGTTGCCATTATATATATTATATAAATAAAAATAAAAAAGTATTTTATTTTTATTGTATTTTTATTGTATTTTTATTGTATTTTTATTGTATTTTTATTGTATTTTTATTGTATTTTTATTGTATTTTTATTGTATTTTTATTGTATTTTTATTGTATTTTTATTGTATTTTTATTATTACATTTAAGCATCAGTCTTCTTGCGAATAATCTTCTTCTTTGGCTTTACCTCTTCAACTAATGATTCCTCTACAACTACAACTGCTGGTTCCTCTACAACTTTAATAACTGCTGGTTCCTCTACAACTACTGGCTTAGGAACTGGTTTGGAAACAGGAGCAGGAGCAGGAGCAGGAGAATCATCTTCGTCGTCAGAGTCATCCACAAGAGTAACATTTCCTCCATCTGGGTCAATATCATCTTCTGGTGGTGGAAGAGCCTTCATCTTTGCCTTATCTGTTGGATTAATTCTTAAAAAGCAAGTTCCCTCCATAGTCGCCTTGGGTTTTTGAACGATTGCCTGTTTCAAGTTCCAAGTGATTGAAATCTTGCCATTTACAAACCATAGTCCACCACATTGAATCAAACAAATGACTTGAGACTTTGGCTTTAAGAATTCAAGAGGAGACAAATGAGAATTTACTTTTCCATTAATATATAATGGATTGCCATCTTCATCATAAATCTCAGATTTCCACACGCCAGACCATTGAGGAATTTTAACAGTAAGAGTTGGAGCCTTTGACTCATCGAGTTCTGCCTTGCCCTTTTCCTTCTTAGGATATTTAAGCATCGGGTTAAATTTCTCATCAATCACTTCAGCACTTTTAATTTCCTTACCGAACCATTCCATAGACTTGGTAATAGCATCAGACTTAATTTTGGTTTGAAGTGCTTTCATAGAGGCTAGAAAATCTTCCGCGCCAGAATTTGAATATTCACTGTTAGGAAATTGAAGTGCTAGAGTCCACTTGCCAGTAGGAATTTTAGACCCGTCAGGTTTAATTTCAACTCCTTCTTGAGCCCCCCAAGTTAAAATAAGAGGTGTAGATAGTGTAAGCGATTCTCTATAATGCTTATTAATTAAATTTACTACCTTTCCTGGACCATGAGCCTTTGGCACAGAATAAGCAAATACACTGGTATCAATATTAGTTCCGTCGATGATTGAGTCTGTCATTCTTTGTATGTTATACTATACTTACAGTGGTTATCTTTAAATCAATTTTTTTTTAAATTATAAATTCATTTTAAAAACTTATAAATACACGTGTAAATGATGTAAAAATTACCATTTATTGGCATCATTTGGTAACAAGTTGTTGACATAAAATTAAATTAAATTAAATTAAATAAATTAAAAGAATACAAAAACATGTTATCATAAATATATAATATATAATATATGACAACTAAAAATATTAATCCAGCACACGTAACAAGTCGCGTTAAGTTAACATCTAAAAATATGTGTATTAATTTATGTACAATGTATTGTCCCGATATTCCACCAACAATAAAATTAGAAAAATTGGGAAAATGTTTAACTCATATTCCATTGTTTAATCAATATACTTATTTATTAAAATATAATTATAATATTGCCCAATTAAAATCATTTGCCCTTCAATATAAATTAAATGTGACAGGAACTAAACAGCAACTAACAACAAACATTTATACATATTTATATTTATCAAATTCTGTGGTAAAAATTCAAAAAATAATTCGAGGTTGTTTACAAAGAAAATATAATGCTTTTCATGGACCAGGGTTTAATAATAGAAGCGGATGCACTAATACATTCGATTTTTTAACGATGGAAAATTTAAAAGATATACCCAATGAACAATTTTTTAGTTACAAAGATGAAGATAAATTTATGTATGGTTTTGATATTTTATCATTATATAATTTAATTTATAAATGCGATGGTTTAATAAAAAATCCATTTACCCAAAAAATTATTTCATCATCAGTTGTCAATGATTTAAGGTCATTATTGAGATTAAGCCATGTTTTGAAAATAAATATTTGTACTGAAATAAAAGATGTCACCCAAGACATTACTTATGAAAAATCTATTGAATTAAGAGCCTTATCTTTATTTCAAAATATTGATGCTTTAGGAAATTATTCAAACCCATCTTGGTTTATGAATTTAAATCGCAATGAATTAATAAAAATGTTACGAAATTTAATTGACATATGGACATATAGAGCATCATTAACAATAGAAGTAAAAAAAGCAATATGTCCCCCTTTAGGAAATCCATTTAATAGAATTTATAATTATGATTGCCTTGAAAATTTAAATGATGTGCGTAAATACATTTTAGAAATTTTAGAAAAATTTGTGAATACAGGCATAAATAAAGATAATAAATGTTTAGGTGCGTATTATGTTCTTAGTTCATTAACTTTAGTAAGCGACGATGCCGCTACATCTCTCCCATGGTTATTTCAAGCGGTATCCTATATGTAAGTAGGGCATATATTGAATTAAAATATTTAGTTCTAATAATATTATTTAAAGTATTTATAAACTGTAAGACCATATACAATAACAATTAATGTATTTAATGTCTAAAAGAACTTAAAAGGATATCGCATTAGTATAGTATAATAGAATGTCCAAACTAAGTAAGTCTAAGATTATCGAAGTAGTTGATACCACCGCGGCTGTTGCTCCTGTTGTTTCCGCCGCAACCGCAACCGCACCTGCGAATAAGAGAAAGAAGCCTGCTGTCAAGGCTGATGCTGTAACCGCTTCTACTCCTACTCCTACTTCTACTCCTACTCCTACTCCTACTCCTGCTCCTGTTGTAACTGCTACTCCTGCTTCTTCTGTAACTACTCCTGCTTCTTCTGTAACTACTCCTGCTTCTTCTGTAACTGCTACTCCTTCTGCTACTGAACACTCTGTTGAAGAGACAACAGATGGCTCAGACATTATTGCTCAATCAACCGAGTTTCTTTCCAAACTCAACCAAATGAGTTCAATGATTGCTTCATTGAAGACTGAATATAGAACACTTGAGAAGAAGTGGACTCGTGAACTTAAGGCGGCCCAAAAGACTTCTGCTAAGCGTAAGAGAAAGTCTGGAAACCGTGCTCCTTCTGGATTTGTTAAGCCCACTCGCATTTCTGATGAACTTGCTACTTTTCTAGATAAGCCATCTGGAACTGAAATGGCGCGCACTGATGTTACCAGAGAGATTAACAAGTATATCCGTAGTAACAACCTACAGGACAAGGAAAATGGTCGTAAGATTAATCCCGACACAAAACTTCAATCATTGTTAAAACTCAACACAACTGATGAACTAACTTATTTCAATCTACAGAGATATATGTCTCCTCATTTTTTTAAGGCTGTTAAGGAGGCAGTTGTTGCTTAAAACAATTAAAATAAATAAAAACAATTAAAATAAATAAAAACAATTAAAATAAATAAAAACAATTAAAATAAATAAAAACAATTAAAATAAATAAAAACAATTAAAATAAATAAAAACAATTAAAATAAATAAAAACATTAAAAATATGTTATTAATATTATTATTTCAATAAAAAATAAAATACTTAATTTCGATTCGCAAATGACTCGAAATCTTCAAAACTGTCACTTTTTATTAATGATTTTTTCATTTTTACTTGTAAAATAACTAATTCATTATATGATATATGCGTCTGATACTGTATTATATCTTTTATTGTTATATTTTCATCTTCTTTGGTTAATTGAAAAGCATTATTTAATATATATTTAACACAAAATTCAGGGGTTAAATGTTGGGTCTTTACAATATCAAATAAACTGAGAGCATAAATATTACATTTTAATGATGTAAGGTCGTATACATTGGCATATAAATCACTATTGGAAATATTCATAAACTACATTGTATTGTTGTATTCTATTTATACTGTATTAAACATGAATACAATTAGTAAATAAAAAGTTAGTAAATAAAAAGTTAGTAAATAAAAAGTTAGTAAATAAAAAAGAACAATATTGCTATTTTATTCTATAAATATAAATCCTTCGGTCTTCATAATGAGTTGAATATCGTTTAGTCTAATTGGTCCATTAATTATTTTTATTTTTTTAAATGTCTCTAAATTACAATGTTCTACAGTTAAATCAAACATTGTATTAATTTTATTTAACAAGTCGATATCAGTTATATAATTACATTGTAATGCCCAATTATAAAATTCGGCTGAACCATTTGATTTTTTATATTTATTAAAAATTTTTAATGTTTGGTGTAAATTTATATTGCTTGTATCGCCATTTGCACTAAAATTGTAGTCCGTTCCTGATAATATACAAATTTCTTTAAATTCCTTATGTGTCATATTTAATTCACCCAATATTCCTTTCATATAATATAATACTGCCGTATGATTGATTAAACTAAAATATCGCAGCACTCTAGTGCACCCATATACAAACATATCCATATCTTCACTCATACATGCCCATACCTTTTTTTTAATAACCAATAACGCGCATAGTTCATCGGCTTCTCCAGGAGAATCATAATATGTTGCTCCATATGCTCTAATTAGTTCCTTTACACTTTCTATTTTTTCTTTATTAATATATATAAATTGTTTTTTTAGTTGGTCCATTAAATTAATTATGTCTTGTTTATCGTCTCCATCATTTTTAGAGGCTAATTGTATTTTTAATTTATTGTATTCTTGTTGGGCTAAATCTTTATCTTCTCTTCTTTTAAGCAATAATGCTTTTTTTTCTGGAGGAGGTTTTCCATCAAATATAAAAAGTGGTATTATATTATAATGCCGAAATACTGATAGCATTAAATATATATTTTCAAGTAGAGTATCCTCTGCTTCATACTTATATAAATATATGCTTATATCTATAGCAATGCGTTTGCCATTTAAATCTGACATATTAATACATCGTATCGAGTCAGGGCAATTATTTCTTAAATGCGAGTTTAAATTACGGATTCCCATTTTATTTATATTTGTCAGTTACAACATTTTCTAAAGGTTTAATATAAATCAATTTTTTATAATAAACCTTTTATTCAACGAAGTCTTTGGTATTTTCTTTTATATATATAAAATGAAATTACTAAAGTTTCCAATAAGATATGTACCAAAAGTTTTAACAAAAAAGGATGAAAAAACGCAAGTTAAAATGTTAATAAAATCAAAAAAACTATATAAAAAACACAAATATTATACACGTAAACAATTATCCTCTTACAAAAATAAAAAATCAAACCATATATTAAATGCTCGTAGAATGTATAATGTACAAACCATAACTCCAAATAAAGAATTAGCACATAAAACTGGTTGTAACTTATCAACATTAAAACAAATTGTTAAAAAAGGAGAAGGAGCATACTATTCATCTGGTTCAAGACCAAATCAAACGCCAAAATCATGGGGATTAGCACGATTAGCAAGTTCGATAACTTCTGGAAAAGCGGCAGCGGTTGATTATGATATAATTAAAAAAGGATGTAACCATAATAAAAAAGCATTTATTTTAGCAAATAAATCTAAAAAAAAATATAAATATGGACATACAAAAACCAAACAAATCAACATTTTAGTTCGTTAAATAAAAATAAAATTGAAATGCTTAATTGGTTCACTAAACAACGTAACTAATAAACAACGTAACTAATAATGCAACATACCAACGATACATATGAAGTCCATATAGACTTTAATGAATCAAGCATATTTTGGAGACAAAACAAAAAATCCATTGGTAATGGAATGTATAAATATATATGTCCTTGCATTACAAAAAAAGGACATATATGTGGAAATGTTACTTGGAAAAATGAAGAATGCTGTTATATTCATTCTTCGTTAAAAGCCAAAAAATAACATCGGTTAGGAAACCCAAATTATGCTATATACACTTTTGTATATTTAATGATGTACCTTCTTTTTGTTAGTCTATAAAGAGAAGCAACTAACAAAATGTGGAACTATTCATATAAAAGAGAAAAATATTATTGTAGATTGGTTAATAAAAAAGAGAAAAACCTTGTATTTTGTTAGTCTATAAAGAGAAGCAACTAACAAAATATAAAACTATTTTATTCTAATTTATTCTAATTCACATAAAGACATTCTTAGATTAGTTAATAAAAAGAGACTATCTTTTTTTTTAGACCCAGTAGTTGTTATTGATACCTTTTTAATGCGGTGTAATAATTTTTCACTACATTCAACACAATCCAAAAAAGATTTTTGTTTATATTTTTTTTCAATAAATCTACAAAAATTATTTTGGTTAATGTTCGTCTTTTTAAATTGAAATAATGATATATTGTTAATATTACACCATAATAAAAACTCCTGATAATTATTTATTAGTATTAATGTAATTACATAATATGACAACACGTTTGTATTTTCTTTGTACTGGTTTTGTCTAACTGTCGTATGATGTATTCCATTTTTATATAATGTATTATAATTTAGATTCATAAAATCTAATACTTTTACCATTTGAAAAAACGAGTAAATGCGTTCATAATTCATAAAAAATGCGGCATTTGTTAAAAAATCATTAATATCGTCTTTATACTTTATGTTATTATAACTACAAAATAGTGTATTTATTGTTCTAGCCCAAAATTCGGTATACGCTTCAAACAAATTTACTTCGGAATTAACTGGAAACATCGATAAAATTTTTGAATGACAAGCATTATTTGACATATCTGAAAAATCTAGACCAAAATTATGAAATGTTTCGTGAATAAATACCTTAAACCATTCTTCCTTCCTAAAAATAACAATTTCGGAATTTACTGGACATGTTCTAGTAAATGCGGTATTAACGTGTGTTTCGGATAATATATCACTTGGGTTTTTAGGAAGTTGTTTATACAAACTAGTATGATATATACATATTTGTATAGTAGATGCACAAACATTGGACGCATATTGTGTAACAATGTATAACCAAACTAACATATTGTCTACATATTTATTATAACATTTTATTACTGCGTTAGTCACCGCATTTTCAATAACAAAAAATATTGTAATGTTTTTATCAAATAAACGTAATGAATATGTGATTGTGTAATCAGCAAAATTATCAATGCGGTGTTGTATATCAATTGGAAAATCATTAAATTTAAATGTGGCAGGCTTTGGAATTTGTTCAATTTTGTTAATTTGTTTATAAACCATTTTTATTTCAACCTTATTTTTTATTGATTCAATATATTTGAACCCATTGTGTATCTTGTGGTATATATTTGTAAAAATGGTATCCGTTTTGTTTGTTTGTTTTATGGAAGACATACAATTATTTTCTACAAAAAATGATATCAGTTTGTGGCTATTGTTTGTAATTTTCATAACCAATTATATAATATATAATATATATTATATATTATTTAATTATTTAATTATTTAATTATTTAATATTTACAATTAAATCTACATTCAAATTTTAAAGAAAAATTGAATGATTGATGTAGAAAATCTACTGGAATTCCAGTATGATACCGAAATTTAAATTTTAGTTTTGCTTGTTTTTCTATTATATGAGGCAATACTCGTTTGAATTTATCTACAGGAATATAACAATTTAATGTATCTGATAATATTAATTTCGCAAAGGAACTGTTTACTGTTCCATTATAGTCATTATTATACAAATCATTTGTCGCAATGCTGAAAGGGTTAATCTCATCTATCCAATTGTACGTATTTATTTCCATGTATATTGTATCATATATATTTAAATTGACAATTTCAGAAGATTTTATATAATTCACATTATTTACATCATCCCAAATAGAAGTATAATTTTTTTTATAAAACCCCAAATTATATCCTAATCCCCAATACATCAACATTTTTTCACAATTAAATATACATTTATCATATATGGAAAATTTATTAAACCATAATGTAAATGTATCATTTATATTTTTAAATGTAATTTTATTGTCTATTGCGTCATAACTTACAACAAATGCGTTATAAGTTATAGATGGTTCGCCATCTTCTCGTAGTTTATTTGTGATTGTTGAATTTAGTTCATTTGTTAGTTTAGCAGCAAGATTTATACCGTTATAATGTCCAGATAATACTGTTATTTCAATTGGTTCGTTAAATAAACCATTAATATTGCACCATAATGTATCATTTTGAAGATACTCTGATATATTATAATAATATTTAGGCAATGTAATGTCAAATAATTCAATAGATAATATATTTTTTATATTAGATGGCAATTCAATCTCAAAATTATTTTCATATGGATATTTTAGAATGTCTCTGTCTTCCGTGTGAACAGACACAAGTCTAGTACTAAATAGACATGGAGGTGTATAACAAGAATTATTTAAAGATAATTGAGAATTATATGAATTATTTAATTTTTGATTTACAATAAAATTGTCTAATTTATCATTTTCTAATTTATCATTTTCTAATTTATCAGTTAATATGTTATATGCGTTGTTAAATAAATTATAATATTTTATATTTAGATTTGATTCCTCTGGGTGAGTTTTATTAACAATGTCTTTACATGTAATTAACTGGCTTTTGGTAAAATTTTTATTAAGTTTAAATAAATTTAATAAATCATCAAATGTATAATTCTTAATATTACAATCTAAATTATTCATTATATAATAATCATAAATATATTATTATATTATTTAAACCGTAACCAAAAATTCACTGCCAGCATTAATAGCAATAAATGTATATCCATTCAGGTTGTCAGGCCAAGAGTTTATGCCTGTGTTGACAAATGTTAAAGTATCAGAATATGCAGGGATTGTTTTATAATACTTTGAATATGACCCATTTACTGTTAAAAATCTGTTATTATCGCCAGCATAAATAATAACTGTTTTGTTCGAATTAGGATTAGTATTTAATAGTGTTATAGATTGTATATTTCCATTTTGGATGGATGCTTGTGTTGTGTCTAATGAAATAACTAACGTGTTTGGTTCAGCCACTATATTGCCTGCGCTAAGGGCATCCGGATTGGGGTCATAAGTAACAGTCCCATCAAATCGTACGACTGTTGTTTGATACTCTAAATCAATGATACATCTTTGAGCGGTGGTCAAAGTAAACATGTTTACTTTATTAACAGCACCAGTAGTAGCACTAGCCGCAATAAGAGCATCAATTCGGTTATCAATAACACCACTCTCCGCAATAGCAGACAAAATAACAGTATCAATGCGGTTATCAATCACACCACCCTCCGCAATAGCAGTAGTAATAACAGTATCAATGCGGTTATCAATCACACCACCCTCCGCAATAGCAGTAGTAATAACAGTATCAATGCGGTTATCAATAACACCACTCTCCGCAATAGCAGACAGAATAACAGTATCAATGCGGTCATCAATCACACCACCCTCCGCAATAGCAGTAGTAATAACAGCATCAATCGCAAGATCAATTACGTTGTCAGCACTAAGAGCAGACAGAATAACAGCATCAACCGCCTGGTCTATCACGCCACCAGTATTAGCAGTAGCAATAGCAGTAGCAATAACAGCATCAATCGCATTATCAATGCGCCCGCCGACATCAATAGCCGATGTAATGTATTCTTGTACAGCATAACGCGTTGGGTAAGTTCTATCATCCACATTTGAACCCACCATACTATTTTTTAAATTAGTATTTATATTATACACATTGTTAAAAAGTGTACTAATGTAATTTTTGTTTAATACAGACATATACGGGTTTGAACTGGTACATGCTATTTGATTTGGAAGCATAATTGTACCCACCTGTGGGAATGTTGCAAGGTCTAATGTAGTACCTACAAAATTTAGGATCGCCGAGTTGTTAGCAATCACAGTATTGAACCCTGCAATGTTTGGTATAGGCACACATGTGCTATTTGAAGTAAACATATCTGCTGTTAAAGAAGTCATATTTATATATATATATGTATGTATATATAATAATCTAAACTATAATAACTAATAAATAAATAATAAATAAATAATAACTAATAAATAAATAATAACTAATAAATAAATAATAACTAATATTATTATTTAGTTAGTTATTAGTAAAATACCCTCCATATTGTAAGGTAATCCAACTATAGTTTATTTTAGACCATATTAATTCTAAAGTATCGCCAGTTATAGGACAAATGTAACAATTATATTTTTGGCCTAAATTATAAAATCCTCCAGAATTTCTGTCTGTATTGAAAGATTTTATTTTAATTGAAGAATTTTGTAACAAATGACTTACATTTATTATGCGTTTTTGTAAACCATCATCAATTGAACTATTTGCAAGTAAATTTAAATTTGTAGTTTGCAATGTAATATCATTAATGTCTTGATAAATAAATGATTGTAGCATGTCAATTGATACATTATTGCTTGTTGAAGTGTATATATGTTCTGATTGATGTAAATATTCATTATTTATTTTGTTGGAAAGTGTATTAAGTTTGTTGGAAAGTGTATTAAGTTTGTTGGAAAGCATTTCATAATTTTGAGTTGTTTCGGCAGTATATTGCGTAAACAGGATATCTATATGATTTTTTACTAAACAATCATCTTTAGAACTATTTTTTAAAGATGCTAAATAAGAACCATAATCGCTATTTTTTTTTGATATCATTATATGTTATATAATAATGAATAATAATATTCTTATATTCATTCTTATACAAATATTTAAATATACACAAATGTTTAAATGTAAATATACTAATAATGTTATTATACATTATTCTCTCGAATTAATTTATCACGAATTATCATAAGTTCATCAAAAACCTGAGATTGTTGACCTCTTATGTGATGTGTTAGTTTGGCATTCTTAGTTTCAATTAATAAATGCTTTAAATCTGCGTTTTGAGAAAATTTTGCCATTTGAGAGTTTGCCAGTTCTCTTGTCGAACGTCCGTCAAAAAAATCAGGGTCTATAATTACGGTAACTGGTCTTAATAAAGTTCCTTTATATTTTCCAGAAGGCCCTCCAGCGGCTTTAGCCATATCTGGATTATTCGACAACTCTGTTCCAGAATCTAAAGAAAATGATAAATAAAATTCGGGATTGTTTTTCTTAAATTTTGAACCTTGATAATAATTTTCTACTGAAGACCATTTATGATTATCCATAGTAAATGGTTGAATCCAAAAATTTGATAGTTTTTTACGCCATTTTGGTATCATCGCCAATTGTGCGAATGCGGGTTTCATATTGGTGGGAATTTTTTCACCAGCACCATTGCCTGGCAATGGGTCATCCGACGATTTTGAATAAAATGAAAATACAACATTATCGTCATATAAATTCATTATTTTTGCTTCACCTAATTCATCGAAATCCCCAATTCCTTTACCCTTATCCAATTCTTCATCTAATTTAAAAGTTTCAAACTCGGGAATAAATTTAAATACTCCAGAATTACGCTCTAAACATTTATCTACTATTAGTTTTTTAATATCATATGGCAATTCTTTAAATGTGAAAATCATTTTGCTATTATAGCCTATTAATTTATAATGTTGCCCTGTATGGTCTAATATTAAATAAAATTCTGGCTTAAATTCTCCACGACTTTCAATTATTGGGTCTACAAAGCCCCCGCACTGCAAAACGCTATCCTTATCACCGCTGGAATACATTTTGCTAGACATAATTATAAATTTTACATTTAAAACGCGTTCTAATGTATTAATTACAAATGGGTCTCCCCAAAAATCGCACGTTTTCATAAACCTTTTTAAATCTTCCAATGATTTTATATCTTTCATAAATGCTACATCTGCTATATTATCTTTAGCAAATTGATGTTCTTGTTTAATTATTTTATAACGTTTGTTTAGTTTTATTCCAGCATCGTGAATTATTAACTGTTGTTCTCTATCTATAGTTGTAAGCAATAATGCTTTTAATTCATCATGTTCCTTTTTATATTTTATTGATTCGGCCCTTGTATTTGCGATTTCTTGCGAATACATATCATACATTTCTTTATATGTGTTATACACCTCTTGTTTAGCATTATCTGCTATTTTACTTCTTAATTTACTGACAGTTGTATCTTGTCCAATTGTTTGAAATCCATCGCGTATAGTTGCAAATAAACAATCCCCCTGCCCCTCATTATCCAATATAACATAATTTTTATTTGACATAAATTTTTGAATCCAAGTATCATTTGAACTTGTATGATATTTTTGTCTTATGTTTAAGGCAGTTTTTGCGTTTTCTTGTTTTAAAGATGGTGGTATTTTAGCACCTATTCTAGCATTAAAAATGTCTTTTCTGATTTGAGGTATTAATACAACAGGAACCTGTTCTTCTACCGCCTTTTTTTCCTTTTTCCTTGATTTATCTAAACCTTCTTCTTTTTTTAAACCTTCTTTTTCTTCATCGTCAGAAGGCACTAACCGCAATTTATCTATCATTTCTCTAGTTGAAAATGTATAAATTAATGGTTCATTTAATTTTTCTATATTTAGTAGAGAATCTTCATCCATATAATCTACCATATTTGATGACGGAACCTCATATATTCCAATTTGTAAAACCTTGTTGTTATGTTTTACTAAATAAACTGGAAAATATGTTATATTTTTATCAGCAAATGTATTTTTGGGACCACCTATAGCAACAATAACATCTACATTGTGTATTTCAATTTGATATAAATTGACCTCCTTACTTAAATCTGACGGATCCACGCGTTTAATTTCTGGATAATTTACACTAATATCTAATTTAGATACAACCATTTTGTATATAAATTAATAATATTTAATATTTTCAAACCCACAGTAAATATTTCTTCATTTTCGAGTCATTGTTTAATTCAGCAATATATGACCACATTTTGTTTCTTTGACAAACAATATCATAATTTTCTGCCAAATTTTCAAACCAAACTATTATGTTAATTAAATCTTGCCTTTTACACTTTGTTATTTTATTATTTTTTGCGATGTCATAATATTGGCATATTTTTAATAATTCCTTTACATTACAAGTATCGTAATATAAATAATTACATGCGAATAATGAGGTTACATTATTTATGCCATTTACATCATTTATTTCATCCAGCATTTTTTGGATATTTTCTTGGTTATTCTGCTCTGTAACACTGGTATCCTCTAGTAAAAAAAATATGTTTGCTGTATTCATCCAACCCAATGTTTAGTATATAAATATTATTTTATTCTTTAACTTGTTTTTATTTTTTAACTTGTTTTTATTTTTTAACTTGTTTTTATTTTATTAAATTTCAACTAAATCCATACATTTAAATATAGTCTTATTAGATAAACTTGGATATTCCTTTACCTTACACTTTGCCAAGATGGTAATTACAGCAATTACAGTGTTTCCATCAATACAACGTTCTTCAGTAAATTCTTCAATTATATCTTTATTAAATAATATAGCAATATTTTCAGTTAATTCATCTACTTCATTTTTTTTGTCTACTTGAGTTATCATTATAAGAATCGTTTGTAATAATTGTTTTAAAATATTAAACACGCCTATTTTTGGGATGAATCCGTTATTTGCCAAATTAACTAAAAACAATGTTGTCGATTTACGCTTGTCGTTAGTCTTATTCATATCGCAAAATTTATTGTAATCTTTATCAGAATCAAAATACTCTATATTGTTATATTGCGTCATTATAATTGCATACCGTGCATTAAATACTGATTGAATGCAATCATATGACCTCGCTAATTCAGAATATAAATCGGTAAATATTTTTGAATAAAATTTATTAGATGATGCTAATTCATAAATAACATTAGCAACCACATTCTTATCTTCTTCCGTTGTATATTCTACACACATTAGTTCAATTTGTAAAACTATTTTTTCTCGCATATCTAAAAATGTTTTATCAGTTAATTTATTAAAATATAACCGAATTTTATCAATATCGGCGTCGAACCCCGTTTTTTGCTCTATTTTTGTTGGCTGAAATGTTCTAATGGTTTCCCATTCATCATTTGTGTCGCTCTTATTAAATTTACGTGTTTTATTTACAATTGTTAAATCAACGATTGATTCCTTTTTTTCAAATAAATTAGAAGTTATGATGTTAGTTGACCCAATCTGATAAGTAAGATAATTGATTATTTCTATTGTTTTGTCTGGAATAATATACGTAATCCCACTCGATGAAATTTCAGAAATTGTATTTAAATTGTATTTCAACATAGTTGTCATTATATCTTATATATTTAGATTATGATTTTTTATTTAAATCAATTTTTTGTTTATTATTTTAAAATATAATATTATTATTAAATACACTTAAAAATAGGAAGCATATTATAATATATAAATGTTAGTTGAAAATGATAATGTAACCGAACCTAGAGAAGAAACATTTAGTTCATGGGATGAATTAGATATAGACCCATTTATTTTAAGAGGAATTTATGCTTATGGATTTGAAAAACCCAGTCCAATTCAAAGCAAAGCAGTTATTCCTATTTCTAAAGGTCTTGATATAATCGCACAAGCACAATCAGGAACTGGTAAAACAGCAGCCTTTAGCATTGGAGCACTTTCACGCATTAATCTTACCGAAAATTTTACACAGGTTCTCATCATGAGTCCAACCCACGAACTTACAAGACAAATTAATACAGTTATACAAGGGTTATCTAGTATGATGACTGGGATAAGAATTAAAACCATTATTGGAGGTTCGTCTATTAATGAAGACATTGATTCTATGCGAACAAATCCACCTCACATTATTGTTGGTTGTCCTGGAAGAGTATATGATATGATTAAACGAAAACACATTAGTGGCAATAAATTAAAATTGGTTATTCTAGACGAGGCTGACGAACTATTATCTTCAGGGTTTAAAGAACAAGTATATAATGTGTTTCAACAGTTAAATGTAGATGTACAAATCGCATTATTTAGTGCTACACTACCTAATAATATTTTACAAATAACAACAAAGTTTATGAGAAATCCAGTAACCATTTGCGTTAAATCAGAAAGTTTAACGCTTGAGGGAATTTCTCAATATTATGTTGCTCTTGACGATGATAGACAAAAATATGCGACACTTAAAGACCTATATCAATTTATTTCCCTGTCTCAGTGCATTATTTATTGTAATAGTGTTAAAAGAGTATGTGACTTGTATGAAGCAATGAAGGAAGATAATTTCCCCGTTTGCTGTATTCATAGTAATATGGATAAAACCGAAAGAGAAAAATCATTCGCAGAATTTAAAAATGGTAGTGCCCGTGTTTTAATTTCTTCTAATGTTACTGCTAGAGGCATTGACATTCAACAAGTAAGTGTAGTTATTAATTTTGATTTACCAAAGGATATTCATACATATTTACATCGCATTGGACGCAGTGGAAGATGGGGACGAAAAGGGAATGGGATTAATTTGATTACTAGACGCGACATTTATAAAATGAAAGAAATTGAAACATATTATGCAACACAAATTCAAGAATTGCCTGGAAATTTTAGCATTGCTGTTTAGGTAGAATTCACAATATTTTCATATATATGAATTCAACTACTTTAATCGATAATAAATATACAGACAAAAATTCTACACATTCATATTTAAATTTATACAATACATTATTATTTAGCAAAAAACATACAGCAAAAAATGTATTAGAAATTGGAATAGGTGATTTTGGTGAAAAAAATGAAGGCAGTATAATAATGTGGCGTGATTACTTTACTAATGCGACTATTCACGCTTTAGATATATTGCCGATTGATAGGGTATTGGATGAATAAATAACATCTGACAAAGTTATTTTATATACTTTGGTTAATGCTTATGATGAAACATTTTTTTAAAACTAATTTTTTTAAATAAAAATATACAGTGTGATTTTATGTTGGATGACGGCCCTCATTCATTAGACAGCATGATACAATTTATTAAATTATATTCGCAAATAATGACAGATGATGGAATATTATAGAAGACGTTCAGTCTTGGGAATGGATACAAACAGTTCCGGAAAATTTAAAACAATATATACAAACATATTGTTTTTACAATAAATAAAAATAAATAAACCTCTCGTTGGATTTATTTTGATGTAAACTTTGTATATTTTAATTCGTAAAATACAATATTATATATTCTATTTTACAACTAATGGATGATGCGACTAATGCGAATGCTAAATTAAATCAACAATTAATTGCGGTGAATGATGTATTTAAGATTCCTATTTGTTATAATAAAGAAGTTAAAAAACTTACTGAGAATATTGTTACTGATTTAGAATTAATTAATACATTTGAAAAAGACGAAACATCTATCTACAATTGTGTATTTAAACCAAATAATAAACCAGCAGCACAAGTTATTAAACAATTCGGAAATTATTATACTACCGATGTTAGTTATCTTAAAGATACACAGACTTTTATTTCAAATATTAAAAGAGAAGATATCAATAGTATATACAATAAACATTTAATTAATGATTCTAATATAGATGATACATTAGCAATATGGGAAGAAATTAAAGGAGAAACTGGGTTTTGTGAAAAATACTTGTATATTGATTGGAATTTCGCAAAATTTATGAACAATAACCCAGCGTTTTTACAATTAATGAGTATATATAATATTGCCTCGCCAATTTTATCTTTATGTTTACCTATTTTTATTTTAATTATTCCATTTTTTATTATAAAGGTAAAGGGCATTGAACTAAACATTAAAGAGTACATTGACATATTGAAAATGTTAATATCAAATCATTCTATTACCAAAATATTTACACAATTTAACACTGTTGATTTTGGACAAAAAATGTATTTACTTGTATCAGCAGCGTTTTATATATTTTCAATATATCAAAATATATTAATTTGTATTCGATTTTATTCAAATATGAAGAAGATACATTCATATTTATATACATTTAAGAAATACATTGACTTCTCAATAGATGCTATGGAATATTATCATTCGCAATCTGTAAATTTAACAAATTATATCCCATTTAATGAGGTTCTTACACAAAATTTATTAATGCTTAATAAATTCAAAGATGATATTAATAAAATAACGCCACTACATTATTCAAATGGTCTTAAAAAAATTGGTGAAATTGGACACATTATGCACACATTTTATCAATTATATGACAACCCAGATTATTCGAAAGCAATTGCTTATTCTTTTGGATTTAATGGGTATTTTAATATGATGTATGAGTTTAAAACTCACATTGATAACAATAAAATTAACAAAACCACATTTACAACTAACAAAAACACAAAACCAATATTTAAGAAAATGTATTACCCTAAATTTATTAATAATAAATCAGATACCATTATTAAAAATAATTGTAATTTAAACAAAAATATGATTATTACAGGTCCAAACGCATCAGGAAAAACAACAACATTAAAAACGACATTAATAAATATTATTCTTTCTCAACAATTTGGCTATGGGTGTTTTGAATCAGGTAAACTAACACCATATGACAACATTCATTGTTATTTAAATATTCCAGATACATCAGGGCGCGATAGTTTATTTCAAGCAGAAGCCCGACGATGTAAAGAAATAATAGACTGTATTACAGAAAATGATACACAGTCACATATATGCATTTTAGATGAATTATATTCGGGAACTAATCCAGAGGAAGCGGTGTTAAGCGCTTTTGCATTTATGGAATACATTGTAAAGAAAAAACTAGTAACGTGTTTATTAACAACTCATTACACAAAATTATGTAAAAAATTATCAAAAAATACGCACATTAAAAATTATAATATGAAAACTATCAAACAAAATGATGACTTTGAATATACGTATGAATTAATAAAAGGTATCTCAAATGTAAAGGGAGGATTAAAAGCATTACACGATTTGGATTATCCATATACCTTTGCCAAAGGTATAACCAAACACTAACAACCTTTAACAACCTTTAACAACCTTTAAAAAGGTTGTGCCAAATATTACAACCTTGAAAAATTATTTTTTTTAACATTTATTATTAGTTGGTTGTTGGTTGTTGGTTGGTTGTTGGTTGTTGGTTGGTTTGGCACAACCTTTTTAAAGGTTGTTAAAGGTTGTTAAAGGTTGTAATTCGTTTTAATTATTATAAAAAAATATTATAAATGTTTAAGAATGGGAATTACAGATATATTTAGTCCAACATTTTTATTTAGTTCATTAATTATTATTATTTTAGTTGGTGGCATTTTTTCATATGTTAGTTATAGAATGGCAGAACAAGACCATAAATTGTCTTCTATGATTGGGTTAGTTAGTCATATGAATGAAGAATTACAATATTTTAGAAGTAAAATAGACACACCTGCAAATGCAAATGTAGAACCTATGATTGACTCGCATAAAATGCTGTTTGTTTCACAATTATTGGGTGGAAATAAAAATATTAATGATTTAATCACTGTATCAGATGACGGGTCTGACAATGAATCTTTTGACACTAATGCGGACGAAGATTCTGTAGATGATTTAAAAGAAGATTTAGATGATGATTTATATGAAGATGATTCTGTAGAAGATTTAGATGAAGATGATTCTGTAGAAGATTTAGATGAAGATGATTCTGTAGAAGAGTTAGATGATAAATGTATACAGTTAAATATTAATGACAATAATGATTTATTAGTCCAAGATTCAGTCCAAGATATAATACAGTCCGCAATGTTATATCAACCTGAAATTAAAACAATTCATTTAGAAGAACCGATTCATTTAATGAATGATGATGTTTTAAATAATGATAATGATAATGAGGAAGCGATAGATAATGATAACGACCACTCTTTTTTAAAGTCTGTTTCTGTAAATTATTTAGATGATGATGCTTATAAACATTATAAGCCAGATTATAAAAAAATGTCAATCAATAAGTTAAGAGAGATTGCTATTGAAAAAGAGTTGACGATTGACGCCTCTAAATTAAAAAAACACGACATTTTAAAAATGCTTGGAGATGAATAAGAAGTCTTTACAAGGTTTATTATCTAACTTTAATATAATATGAGCAATTATTATACTATAGAACCATTACACCCACCCGATTATTCTTCTTGGCAACCAGATGCTAGTGTAAATCAAAGTATACAAACTAATGCTGGTTTAACATCAAATTGGAAATATAGACAATATATACAAAAAAATGCGAATCAAATAATGAAATATAATACAATGGAATCCATATATGCTTCAGGCAATAATCCATATACTATTTTAAATACACACCCAACTAACACAAGCCCATATTTATTTAATTCAGTTCATGATTCTAGCGGGCCAGTGTACGGGTTAAGAAATAGCGACTTAAAACAAGCGTACACGACTAAGGAACAAATGAATGCTAGAATGGTTGCGCCAACTATTTCAACGCGTGGTTTTCGGGTTTAGGGTTTTCGGGTTTCGGGTTTCGGGCTTTCGGGCACGCACCCACGTGCCTCATAATTATCATTATATGTAAACAATATAATGACATTAAACTATTATATTAAATGAAAATATTAAGCATTGATGTTGGAATCAAAAATTTATCATTTTGTTTATTTGATACTAACAATGATTCTATGAAGGTAATAAAATGGGACAATATTGATTTAACAGAGGTTTCAGAAAAACGATGCATTCAGGTTGATAAAAATGTGGTGTGTGATAAACCAGCAAAGTTTATTAAAGATACACAATGTTTTTGTTTAAAACATTCAAAAAAACAAACATTTTTAATTCCTACATGTGACCTAAAATCATCTTTTATTAATAAACAAAAATTACAACCATTGTTCGATATTGCCAAAAAATACAATGTACAATGTGAACCAACAGCCAAAAAAACAACATTAATAAAATTATTAACTGATTTTTCTACCAACAATTGTTTTACACCTATCGGGAAAAATAGTGCTGTCAAAATTGATTTAGTCACTGTTGGACGAAATATGCAACATAAATTTGATGAAATTTTACAAGAACATATTACAACAATTGACACCATTATTATTGAAAATCAAATAGGACCCATTGCTAATAAAATGAAAACAATACAAGGCATGCTCGCACAATACTTCATTATGAAAAATAATAATATCAATATTGAATTTATCAGTGCAACTAACAAACTTAAGGATTTTATACCTTTAGACGCTACTGACAAAATGGACTATAAACAAAGGAAAAAACTAGGCATTCAAACTTGTTCACAATTTGTTAGTACAGATAATCGATTTATAGAATGGCAAACATTTTTTAATAAACATAATAAAAAAGATGACCTGTCTGATTGCTTTTTACAAGGCATGTGGTATATTAAGCATAGACCTATACCTTTAACAAAGGTATAACCAAACTAGACCTTTAAGAAAGGTCTTGCCAAAGTGCTACGCATATACCTTTAACAAAGGTATAACCAAAGTGCTACGCATATACCTTTAACAAAGGTATAACCAAAGTGCTACGCATATACCTTTGACAAAGGTATAACCAAAGTGCTACGCATATACCTTTGACAAAGGTATAACCAAAGTGCTACGCATATAACCAAAGTGCTACGCACTATTTAGGTTTGTTTGTTGGTTTGTTGGTTTGGTTATACCTTTTTCAAAGGTATACAAAGGTATACAAAGGTATATATATATATATATATCTATTCGTAATACTTAAAAATAAATGTTCTTATTAAATCATAAATGGATAACGATATAATCGACATTTCTATGGATTTTGATTCTTTAGATAATACTAATACTAATAGCTGGGGTTCTAGTTCTAAAGGCAATTTTGGAGGAGGAATTGAATTGTTGATGAATGATAAAAAAAGAGACTCCCGACCTGGACATAGTAGCGATATTGATATTGAAGATTTAAATACTCTAGAAAGTGAATTAAATGATTTAGCAAACGACACAACGCCAATGTCTAATTCATTTGAATCTGGACTTTTTGGAATTAAAACTGATTATGATGAAAAACCTTCTGTTAGATTCGATGAACCAATTAATTTAGGACATTCTACATTTAATACTGCAGGAGACTCTAAAACATGGGATGGATATGGAAAATTTAATAATGTTCCTATTAATCCTGATGCCAGAATGTCTAATCAACCTAAATTATCTAAAGATGACATGCTACGCGAAAAATTTAAATATTTAAGAAAGTTAGAGGCACTCGAGAAAAAGGGAGTTGAACTAACAAAAAAATATAATATGGATTCTGACCTAATGGAAATGATGGGTGAATATGAAATGGTTATGGAAGAAAAAACCAAGCAAAACTCTGTTAAATTTCAAGGCAATATGATGATGGCCATTATCAATGGTATCGAATTTTTAAATAACCGCTTTGACCCTTTTGATGTCAAAATTGACGGATGGGGTGAACAAATTAATGAAAATATTAATGACTATGATGACATTTTCGGCGAACTATTTGATAAATATAAATCCAAGGCAACATTGGCACCCGAACTTAAGTTGCTATTTCAATTAGGAGGAAGTGCCATGATGGTTCATATGACAAATACTATGTTTAAATCCGCAATGCCTGGCATGGACGACATTCTAAAACAAAATCCTGATTTAATGAGACAATTTCAAACGGCCGCCGTCAACTCTATGGGTTCTACTAATCCTGGCTTTTCGGGATTTATGGGCGGACTAATGAACCCTGAACCACAAGCACCCTCTGGACGCGGACCTCCAGCACCAATGGCTACACAAAATCACCATCAACCAATGAATAGAAACGGAAATAATTCTAATGGACGACCTGATATGTCTATGGCCAGAGGAGCATTTGCCGATGATGGAATTAGCATTCGCGAAACTAACATTGGAATTCCAGGGTTTGAACCACCTCAACCCTCTCAAAAAAGTTCTAGACGACCTGATATGAAAGGACCCAGCGATATTTCTGACATCCTATCTGGATTAAAAACAAAGACTATTGATATTGGAGCACCGCCCAGATTTCAACAACGGGATAACTCGTCAGCATCTAATAATAGTAGCACTATCAGCATTGAAGACCTAAAGAGCATTCAGGCGGAAGGAAATGTTCCCAAGAGAACTTATCGTAAAACCAAGTCTGATAAAAATACTGTTAGTTTAGACATATAATACATAAAATAGTATATAACATTTGAATTATACCCATTTTTTTCATCATATATAGTATATATGATGAAACAAAAAATGATTGGAGAAGGAGCATACGGATGCGTTCATAAACCAAGTTTACATTGTAGTCACGCATCATTGCACAACTTTAATTATAGTTCATATGTTTCAAAACTTATGACAACCGCACACGCACAAACTGAATTAGCAGAATTCGTTGTCATTGGAAACTTAGATAAAAAAAATGAATATCATTTAGGTAAGCCTTTTTTATGTAAGCCAGTTTTAGACAAAGATGCTATAAAGGCCATTAAACCGTGTGAACACGTAACGCTAAAAGCAGTTGAAGCCAACCCGACTAATTATAGTTTATTGTTATTAAAATATGGCGGACCAGATTTAAAGATATTTAATGAAAAAATGAACAATGACTTATGGATTAAACCAAATGGGAAAAATAATAGAGAAAAGGTTGATAATTTTTGGCTAGGAATACACGATTTATTTAGAGGATTGATATTTTTTAAAAAAAACGGTCTTGTTCACAATGACTTGAAACCGCAAAATATATTATTTAATCCTACAACCAGCAAATTTAAATTTATTGATTTTGGGATTATGAGCACAAAAGAAAAACTAAAAATTGAGTCATCTACTAGTCAAAATTCTATGGCAGTTTTTCATTGGTCTTTTCCATTTGATTGTGCGTATATGAATAAAAGTCAATATACATCTTTTAAATATATGTCAGATAAACGACAAGATGATGTAAATCAGAAATTAATTGATTTAATATTACTCGACGGACCCGAGACCATAACATTGCCACCTATTAGAAAACCAAAGTCATTTGAAATATTATTTGCGTATTTACAAGAATCCGGACGTGTTCCTAAAGATATGACGGCATATGGTTACATTGATTCCTTTTATTTAGGTTTAAAAAATATGGTTAAAGACCATTCTTATGAACACAATTTAGACATTTTTATTGACTCTATTGATGTATTTGGATTAGGGTTTACATTACAATTTATGGCTAATAGTTTTAAAAGAAATGGAGCAATCGAACTAAACGATTGGGTATCGATGTATGACCTTTTTCGAAAAATGTGGGATTTTAACCCTGAAACCAGAGTTATCGATTTGGAATTATTAATTACCGAATATGAAACATTGTTGCGACAAATGGGCGTTCTAACTAGATTAAAGAAATCATTTGTTGACCATAAGGTTGTTCCTGTTTTAAAAAATGAAGAACCTATTGTACAATTGTTGAGAGGCAGAGAACACGCATTATCCCCAGAATTAGAAGCATACGCAGACCAAGATGTTCTTCGAATTGTTCCACCTATACAGTGCCCTGAAAATAAGGTATTTAATCCATTGACTAAACGATGTGTTAAAGCGAAAACAGCAAAAATAGCAAAAGTAGCAAAAGTTAAGGAACCAAAGGTTTTAAAAGTTAAGGAACCAAAGGTTTTAAAAGTTAAGGAACCAAAGGTTTTAAAAGCATGTTTAGAAAATCAAGAGCGAAACCCTGAATCGCAACGATGCGTTTCCAAGTGTAAGGCTGGGTTTTTAAGAAATGAAAAGTTTAAATGTGTTAAAGTGAAGACAGCAAAGGTTGTCAAAGTGAAGGCTATTAAAGTTCCAAAAGTGAAAACAGTTAAGGTTTTAAAAGCATGTTTAGAAAATCAAGACCGCAATCCAACGTCGAATCGTTGCGTTTCCAAGTGTAAGCCTGGCTTTGTAAGAGATGATAAGTTTAAATGCGTTGCCGTAAAGACAGCAAAAGTTCCCAAGGTTCTAATTGCTCCCCCTATTCAGTGCCCCGAAAATCAAGAACGAAATCCTATAACGAAACGTTGTGTTGCCAACTGTAAGGCTAATTTTATTAGAGACCACAATTTTAAATGTAAAAAAACTAAAAAACTATTGCCGACGGCGAATGTCAACTGGTGGCAAAAACTTTAATTATACATAAATGTATAAATTGATATAAATACAAATGGTATAAATTGATAAATGGTATAAATTGATAAATGGTATAAATTGATAAATGGTATAAATTGATAAATGTATAAATTGATAAATGTATAAATTGATATAAATACAAATGGTATAAATTCTATATAGTATGAAAATAATATATAGAATCAGCGATGGAGGTTATAATAAAATAAAACCGCATTATGTTACAAAACGAGGCATATTTTTACATTTTATTAAAATATTTGCTGGTTATGATATAACCATTGTCGCCGATCATATTTCTGATGAAACATATGATTTTTTGTGTTCATATGTTGATTCATCCAAAGTATACAGAACTAATTTATCAAATGCTGGTTCTTTTATGTATTCGATTCATCATGCTTTAGACAATTTTAATGATAATGAAAAAGTATATTTTGCCGAAGATGATTATATTTATACTCAAAATGCTCCTATTGTTATAGAAGAAGGGTTAGACATTGGTGATTATTCGTCTGGATATGACCATCCTGATAAATATATAAACCACTTAGAAGGCGGACCCAACCCATATATTGAACAGGGAGGGGAACTCACACGAGTTATGATAAGTAAACACAGACATTGGAAAATAACAAATAGTTGTTGTTGCACATTTGCTGTAAAGATATCAACAATTAAATCAGATATCGAAATTTACAACAAATATTGTAGCGGAACACACCCACATGACTTTCAATTATTTTTAGAGTTAAAACGATTGCATAATAGAAATGTTGTATCATGTATACCAGCGGTTTCAACTCATGGTGAAACACAACAATTATCCCCATTTATTAATTGGGAACAAGAATTTATTAACACACAACTATAAAATAATTATTATCATTATTGATTGTAATACACCAGTTTTCTATATTTATGATGAACGTCAAAAATATAGGTGGAATTATGGTTATATCCTGTTTCAGCATTATGTGTATCAAAAGACACATAATGTATATTACAAAATAAGTCGTGTGTATATGTCAATTTATAATGTTTTATACAATTGGGTTTCCGTTTAAAACAAATACTTATTCGGCTATATCCAAATAAAGTAGGTTTACAAATGGTTTTTAATAATGCGTATCGTGAGTCGTCTTTCGGTATTCGGTTCATATATTTCCCATATCGATAAACGATAACATCGGTATAATTCATAATTATATTTATAATTGGATAAGGCAATAAACTAAAGTCAGCCATTTTATATATTATATTATATTGCTACTTGGGTTTAAATGAAAAAATAATATGTAGTATTTGTATAAATATTTATATTAATTAATTATCTTTTTCACTCTTTTAATCTTTTTTACTTTTGGCTTTAATTGAATTATAAATTCATCGCCTTCTTCTATCATTATTTGTTTTACTGGTTCTTTTGTTAGTTCATTTGGTTCTTCAATGTCTTCAATTGGTTCTTCAATTGGTTCTTCAATTGGTTCTTCAATTGGTTCTTCAATTGGTTCTTCAATGTCTTCATTTGGTTC